GGGCGTGGCGAGGCTGGGCCGGGGGAGGCGGCGTGGCGGTCGGCGCCGGAGCAGCCTGCGCGAGCGGGTAGCCCTGGTTGTCCCGGGGCGTCTCACCCGGGTCGTCCACGTAGAGCACGACGCAGCGGCACTGGATGACCTCCTCCGCCGGGCCGGACGGGTCGCCGGGGAAGCGGAGGCGAGCCCCGCCGACGACGAAGTGCGAGTCCCGGGGGACGGCCTGACCGTCAGCGGCGGCGTGCGTCGGGCGGGTGCGGCCGTCGGAGGTGGAGAGCCACTCCTTGAACTTGGGGCCGTGGGCGCCGAGGAGCGCCATCCCCTCCTCGTGGCCAGCGTTGACGGCGGCGTGAACCTCGGTGCGGGCGACGACCTCGGCCCGCTGCTCGTAGACGCCAGCCGGGCCGAAGTCCCTCCACAGGACGTTCTTCATCTCCTCGATGGTCTTGCCGGAGGCGATGCCCTCGGCGATCTGGCCCCGGGCGTGGAGCCAGAGGGAGTCGGAGAAGCGCACCATCCGGTTCTGGGCGGCGGCGGCGTGGCGGACAGCGGAGGAGGCGTGCGTGCGGACGAGGGCACCGGCGGCATGGTCGGCCTGCGCGTAGGCGAGGTCCTGGCCCCGGCCGACCCAGGCCGAGAGCCCCGCCGCCCCGTAGTCGGCGACGAGGAGCGGGTTGAGGTTGGCGGAGACGAACTCCTCCCAGGGCTCCTCCACGGCGGAGGCCACGAACGTCTGGGTGGCGGCGGAGACGACAGCGGGCGCCAGCACCTTCCGCATGCCCCGCATGAACACGGCGAGGAACTCGGAGGTGAAGGCGTCGAGGGCGGCCTCGTACTCGTCGACGAACTCAGCCCGGGAGGGCATCGACGTAGGCCCCCAGGGCCAGGGCCAGGTCGGCGTAGGCGTAGGGCTTGTCGTAGATGAGCAGGCCCCGGGTGTAGGCGTCGAGGGCGGTGAGCAGCGGCGCCGGGTCGCAGCCGTACCGGAGAGCGACCTCCGGCACCCGGTCCCACGCCGAGTGCAGGAGGTCGTCGAGGGAGCAGGCCCGTCCCGCCTTCTCCAGCGTGCGCGACCGAGCCTCAGCCCGCTCCAGAGCCCGGAGCACGAGGGCGTCGCAGGCGGCGACCAGCCCGGCCTCGACAGCGGCCTCCCCGGCGGGCAGCGGCGCAGGCGCCGGTTGGGCAGGGCCGCCAGCCGGAGGACCGGGAGGGGCCGGAGCCTCCGGGGCGGCCGGGAGCGCCGGAGGCGCAGCCGGGGCGGGGGCGACAGCGATGGGGCCGACGTCGATGCCGCCCATGCGGAGGTACGAGGGAGCGTTGGCCGGGTCGAGGAGGGCCAACTTGACGCCGAGCATCCGCAGGAACTCGGCCTGCTCGGGGGCGTCCGTCTCGTCGAAGCCGACCTCCCGCCGGGTCGCTTCGGTGCCGATGAGGAGCCGGTCGTAGGCGGAGACGGCGTCCTCGGAGCGGTCGGGCCGGAGGCGCAGCGCCGAGGAGTCGTACCAGAGCATCCGGCCCTCGACGTCGGCCAGGCCGAGGGCTTCGAGCACCGGGCGGTAGAAGCCGACCGTGAGCCCGTAGCACATGAGGTCGAGGGTGGGCTCCACATGGATCGTGACGGCGGCCTCCTCGATCTGCCACGCCGACCAGTGGTTCGACTCGCCCAGGCCGAGGAGCACCTCGGCGGGCATGTCGAGCGCCGTGGCTACGCGACGGATCGCCGAGTCCCGCAGTTCGATGATGCGCTCGTCGAAGGGCGTGGCGAACGAGACGTGGCGGACGGCCTCGGCCAGAGCCCCGGGTACGCGCAGCAGCAGCGGCACGACGGCGGAGGCCGACTCCGGGTCGCCGATGGGCACGGTCATCGACTCGACCAGCACGTCGAGGAGGTCCCGGTGCACCTCGGCCCCGGTGACCGGGTCCCGGGCCGGGGGCAGGGAAGCCTCGGAGGGGACGACGAACACGCCAGCCCCGGCGAGCCGGGAGAGAGCCTCGGCCCGCACCCGGCCCGAAAGGAGCGCCACCTCGCGCAGGGCGGGCAGAGCAGCCCGGGTCGGGGCGTCGGCCTGCCAGCGCCAGCGGGGATGGGGCCGCCAGATGCGGACGACGAGAGCGGCCGGGGAGAGGCCCCGGTAGCCGCCCGGCGTCGACTCGTCCCGCACCCGGAAGGCGTCAGCCCCGGCCGAGGCGATGTCGTCGGTGCTGTAGACGTTCCACGAGACGAGAGGCCCCTCCCCCTCCGGGTCGTCCTCGGCGGGCTCGCCGACGAGGTACGAGGCGCCAGCCACGAACAGGTGGATGGCGATGTCGAGGAGCACCTGGGCCTGCCCGGCGGCCCCGCCGCCCAGCATGGCGAGGGCTTGCTGGCCGATGGCGGATTCGTCGGGCTCGGGGTCGTCGCCCGGGGTGGCGGGGATCAGCGAGGGGACGAGGAGTGCGCGAGAGCAGGCGTTGCCCATCCAGTTCGAGGCGAAGCGCAGTTCGCCCATCGAGTCGTAGAAGGCCCAGGCCTCCGCCTGCCAGTCCTCCGCCAGGAACGAGGAGGGCAGGCGCATCCCGCTGACGATCTGGGCCGAGGCCGTCAGGGCTGAGTTGACGCCACGAGGGCGGCGGCGATCCCCGGCGGCCATCAGTCGTCCATCCCCTCGATCCGGTCGACGACGGAGGCGGTGATGCCCGCCCCGCCAGCCGTGGCCGCCCACCAGAGGAAGGGCAGGTCGAGCCCGGGGTCGATGAACAGCCACGAGAGGCCGACCACGAGAGCCGAGGTGTAGACGGAGACGCACCAGTCGCAGGTGACGAAGGTGGCGAGGAGGGGGTCGGGGTCGTCCTCCTTGGCCTTGTGGATGATGGCGTGCCGAGGCCCCATCGTGATGCGATCGGTCGTCACCAGGCGGCTGAGGCGGTAGGCCGCCAGCACGAAGGCGACCAGGAGCAGGAAGCCGTCCACGAGGCCGAGGGTAGTCTCCGAGGGGAGGCCGTGCCCAGGGAGCAGCCATGCGGAACAGGAGCGTCGTGGAGTTGATGACGCTGATGTTCACGGTCGTCGTGGTGTGCGTCCTCCTCGGCTCGACGGCGATCGTGCTGCTGGTGGAGGTGCGCGACCCGGACACCGACACCTCCGCCATCGTGCAGGGCCTCCTCACGCTCATCAGCGGCATCCTCGGGGCGCTGCTCGGGCTGCTGGCCGGACGGTCGAGCGGCGGCGAGGACCTCCACCGGCGGCCGAACGATCCGCCAGGCGGCGGCGATGCGGCTTCGCACTGACGCCGTAGCGATCATCGGAGCCCTCGCCCTGGCGGCGGGCATCAGCACGGCGGCCCTCGGCGGGGCCTACGCACTCGCCCAGGACGAGGTGCCGATCCCGAGCCCGTCCACGACGACGCTGCCGACGCTGCCGCCGGTCACCATCGAGCCCGGGCCACCAGGGCCAGCCGGGCCACCAGGCCCCGCCGGGCCTGCCGGTGAGCGAGGCGAGCCGGGCGTCCCAGGTGCCGCAGGCGAGCCGGGGGCGCCGGGAATGGGCCAGCCCGGTCCTCGGGGCGCTCAGGGGCCTCCAGGGGTGCCAGGCGTGGCGGGCGTGCCAGGTCCCGTCGGCCCCGCCGGGCCAGCCGGGGAGCCGGGCGAGCGAGGCCCCGCCGGTGAGCAAGGCCCCGCCTGCCCGCCCGGGTTCACGATGCAGACGATCTCCGTCCACCAGCGGGAGCCGGTCAACGAGGATCGGCTCATCGCCGTGTGCGCTGACTGAGGGGAGGCCCGGAGGGGTGCCGGGCTCGGCGGGGTCAGGGCCTCCCCCCGGCAGCGGAGGTTAGCCCCGGGGCACCGAGGGAGGAGCGACCGTGCCCCGGGGCGGGCGGCTACTTGGCCTTGGGCTCGTCCTGCGGCATCTCCGGCATGTTGCGCGGGTAGGTGTGGCGCTGCTCGGCTTCTTCCTTCTCCCGAGCGGCACGCTGCTTGTCCGTCTCCTCGGCGAGAGGGGTCCGGCGTTCGTCCTTGTCCTTGGTCATGCGCCGACCGTACCCGCCACGCCGGGCGACTACACGCTGCGCGCAGAGAGGCCCCGCTCCGGCGGGCGACGGGGCGGGGCCTCTCTGGATGGGGGCGAACCTACAACTGCGGCTGGCGAGCGGCGTAGTCGCCGGGCTCCCAGCAGCCGAGGACGAGGTCGTCGGGGATGCGGGGCAGGGTGACCCGGTGGTAGCGGCGGCACCAGTCGGCCGCCTCCCGGTCGTCGCCGGGGTGGGGCAGGTCGCAGTAGGCGAGCACGACTACCGCCCCTCGGGGCCGAAGGCGTCGCCGCAATCGAAGCAGCGGTCCTGCGGGGTCCAGTATTTGCAGCCGCAGGCGCAGCGGTCGAGGCCGTTCTGCGGGCGGGAGGGCTCCGCCATGCAGGCGTCCTCCTCGGCGAGCCAGCCCGCCGTGGTGACGTCCACGAGGCGCCGGGCGGCCTTGGCGGCCTTGTACCGGATCATCGGGTGAACGTCGGCGGCGTGCGCCAGGGTGGTGAGGGTGGAGAGGTTGGTGGTCATGGGAGTGCCTCCTCAGGCGTTGATGAAGTGGTCGTGGACGAGAGCAGCGATGGCCGAGTCGGCGAGGGTGATGCCCTTGCGGCGAGCCCTGGTGGTGATGAGGGCGGCGATGCGGGCCTCGGGAAGGCCCCGGGCGAAGTCCTCGTAGACCTCGCAGAGGGCGACGACGAGGCCGACCTGCTTGCGCTCGGCGGGGAGGTTGTTGCTCATGGGGATAGACTAGCCGCCACCCGGCGGCCAGACAACCTGTTCCACGAACTTTCCTGAGGATGAGCCGAACGGCCTAGATCCAGCCGAACTTGCGGGAGCACCCGGGCCAGGCCCGCATCCCGACGTCGGCCCGAACACGCTCGGCAATGGCGATCTGCGTCTCCCGGGAGTGCTGGTGGGGGAGGCCGGTGCCGCCGTAGGCCCGCCAGGTCGAGGCGAGGAACTGGAGGCCGCCGTAGTAGCCGTTGCCGGTGTTGATGCTCCAGTTGCCGCCCGACTCGCATTGCGCGAGGCGGTCCCAGTCGACTCCGCTGTTGGTCGCCGGAGCAGGGCGAGGCGCCGAGGTCCGGGGAGCCCGGGGGGCGGGGGCCGAGGCCGAGCGGGAGGTGGGCGCCCACCAGATGCCGAGCGACCCGGCGGTCTGCGGGCCGACCCAGCCGTCGACCGTGAGTCCCTTGGCCGTCTGGTAGGCGACGACAGCGGCCCGGGTGACCGGGCCGAAGTAGCCGTCGACCGGCCCCGGGTTGACGCCTGCGGCCTCCAGGGCGATCTGGAGGCAGCGGACGTCACTGGAGCCTCGCTGGCCGAGGCGCAGCCGGTGGTCGACGGAGCAGGCCGCCTGGGCGCCAGCCGAGGGGGCGAAGGTCGCCGCCGTCCCGGTCAGAGTGGTGGCGAGGGCCAGAGCGGCCAGCACCTTCTTGGTCTTGTTCGTGGGCATCGACCCAGGCTAGCCGATGGTCAGCGGCGAGAGCCAGGCATGGCGGTCAGCGGCGGCGAGCCCCGGGCAGGGAGAGCGCCGAGACGGAGCCCGGGGCGGGCAGGCCCGTCAGGGTGCGCGCAGCGGGCGAGTCCACGGCCGACGGCGGGATGGGCTCGACCGGGAGCACCTCGGCGAGAGCGTGGACGAGGGCGTCGATGCGGTCCGGGCTCTTGCCCTCCGTGGGGACCCAGGTGATCTGCTGAGCCTCCAGGTCGCCCAGCACGCCGACGTGGTGGACCCGGCCCTGGGTGTACTGAGCGGCGACCGGGAAGGCCCGCTCCGCCTTGGAGCCAACTGCGGTGATCTTCTCGACCGGGCAGGAGGAGTCGATGGCGTGGATGACGGCCCGGACCATGTCCCCACCCTGGTTCTTCTCCACGACGACCTTCTCCGCAGCGTGGTCCCGCCAGGCCTGCACGACAGCGGCTCCCCAGACTTCGGGCGAGCCCCGGCGGGAGCGGTCGTCCACGACAGCGGCGTGGGTCGTGGTGGTCGCCTGGCGAGGCCCCGCCACGACGACGATGCCGCACTCGGCCGTCTCCCCCGGCGGATCGACACCGACCACGACCCTCCACCCGGGAGGAGCCGCCGTCCAGCGGTGCTCGTCGATGGTGTGGATGACCCAGAGGGCGCCCTCAGCACCTTCGAGGAAGTCGCCGTGAATCTCCTGCGCGCCCAGGCGGGTGCCCTCGTACCGGCGGAGGATCGCAGCGACGAACGGCTCGGGCAGGTTGAGGAGGTTGTCGAACAGGGAGCCCCGCAGGGTGACGGTGCCCGGGTCGTCCGACAGTTCCCGCAGCCAGGTGATCGGCTTGGGGGTGCCGGTGAGGAGGGCCTGCGGCTGGGGGCCGAGGCGCAGCCCGAAGTCGGCGTTCTCCCAGCAGAGTTGGCCGTAGCGGGTGGCGGCGGGCTCGTCCCACCAGAGGAAGTCGTGCTGGGGGCCACGAAGGCGGTCGGGGTGCTGGCCGGAGTAGCAGTAGGCGACGGCCCCGTTCCAGAACACGACCCGGCGGCGGGTGGCCTGGTAGTCGGCCGTCTCGCCCCGGTGTGCGCGCAGGCAGGCCAGGATGCCGGTGACTCCCTCGATCATGGTGTCCCGGTAGTCGGCGACGGTGGGGGCGACGAGGGCGCCACGGCGCAGGCGGCCCGAGCGGACCCGGTCGAGGACCTCCTCGGCCCCGGTGCGGGTCTTACCGGCGCCACGACCGGCCCGGTACCAGGCGACTCGCCACGGCCCGTCCGGCACGACCTGGCGGGGGCGGCGCCACCAGTGCCAGTCGACCAGGAGGTCGGCGACCTGATCGTCGGTGAGGGAGTCGATGGCCTCGGCCCGCACGGCGGCGGGCAGCCCGGCGAAGGCCTCGGCGTCGGAGAAGTCGGCCGGGTCCCGGTGGAAGTCGGCCAGGGTGGCGGTCACGACGTCCAGATGACCCGGGTCTGCCCGTCGTGGCCGTGGACGTGGAGCACCGAGTCCATGCCCCGCTCGTAGTGGACGACCGAGGAGGGCCAGGCGCCGATCCAGTGCAGGCAGACGACGCCGTCGCTGAACTCGACTCCCTCGGCGACGATGCCGGTGCCGGAGACGCCGGTGGCGTCGGCGTCCCGCTGGAGCACGAACGTCCTCACGCCATGTACCAGGGTCCGGCGCCTGCGCGCACGGCCCCGCAGGCGCAGAGGGCGGCCCGGCCGTCGAAGGCGGTGGCGACAGCCTCGTGGCGGCGATGGCCCGAGGTGGGCGGCTTGACGGCGAGCACCTCCATGAGCGGGGCGGGCGGAGGAGGCTCGTCGAGGGTGCCTTCGAGGAGGCGGGTGGCCAGGGCGGAGCGTGACTCCTCGTCGAGGCGGATGGCGTCGAGGCGACGGGCGAGGTCGTCGGGGAGCGTGACGGTGACGGTCATGGGTCCACGCTAGTCGGCGGGTTGAGCGAGCCGTAGACCCGGCGAGGGGCGACCGGGCGAGGAGCGGGCGGCCCCGGGGGCGGCGTCCCGGCGATGACCCGGGCCAGGACGTGGCGCAGGCCGTCGGAGGCGGAGGCCAGGCCCCGCTCGGCGGCATAGGCCTCGATCCAGGTGCGCTGCGCGGTGGAGAGGCGGACGTGGAGCGTCTGGTCGAGCGGCTCGTCGGGGGTGGGGCGGCCCGGCGGGCGGCCGGAGGGCTTACGGGCCACGGTCGGTGAGCATCCAGCCGAGGAAGGCGCCGACGACCAGCCCGGCGGCCAGGGCGACCCAGAGGTCGGGGCGGAGCAGGGCCTCTCGTAGCACTCAGAGCCCCTCAGATGCCGTCTCCCGGGCGTACCAGGCTTCGAGGGCCACTTGGGCCAGGACGGGCGTGAGCGGGTGCTCGCCCCAGCAGGAGGCCGTGGAGCCGTTGGGGAACACGACGGTCGAGACGCCGTGGCCCGTAGCGCACCAGGCGGCCGGGCAATGACGGGCGAAGTGGTCGCTCACCCGGAGGTGCCGGTGCGCTTCTGGATGGCGTCGATGCGGGCGGCGAGAGCGGTGCGCGCATCCTCCCCGGCGGGCACGTCGAGCGAGGCCGGAGCGGGGGCGGCGGCCAGGGCGTAGCGCTCGGGGAAGCGGCGCTCCAGCATCCAGGCCGCAGCCCGCCAGTCCCGCTGGGCGGCGACGGCGATGAGGGAGACGAGGCGGCTCTCCGAGTGGGCGCTGGCCTTCTCGACCTCCATCCAGAACACGGCGTAGGGCGAGTCGGCAGGCTTGAGCGGGCGGCCAGCGTCCCGGGCCTCCAGGTGGGCGAGAGCCCGCTGACGCCACTTGTGGAACGTGGCCGGGGGCACACCGGCGAGGGCGGCGGCGACCGAGTGGGGCACACCGGCCCGGATGGCGGTCAGGATCGAGTCGGTGACGACCGGGTTGCGGACGAGGGTGACTCCGCGCACGGCCCGCTGCCCCGGACGCTCGGCACCGGGCGGAGGGGCGACCGGGTCCAGGTCGACGTCGATGGGCTCCTCGCCTCGGGGAGGAGCCGGAGCCCCGGCCCCGGGGAACGAGAGCACGTTGTCATCCGGCATGGCGAACACTCCTGGCCGAGGCCGACAGCGGGCGGCGGCCCTGCTGGTACGTCCAGTAGTCGAGCACGGCGCCGGTGAGGGCGTCCAGCGAGAGGTCCCGCCCTTGGCACTCCACCTCCAGCCAGGCGAAGCACTCCTCCGAGAGGACGACGTTGAGGGTGAGGGCGACCTGCGGGAGCGGGGCCTCGGGCACGGCCGGGAGCGTAGCGGGTTGATGTGGCACGTCTACTCGCCCCGGTGCAGGTTGTTGTGTCAGAACAGGCTCGGCGGGGGCTCGGCCCGGGCTCGGGGCGGCTCCATGTCGACGAACACGAGGTCGCCGGAGCAGGTGGGGACGGCGGCCTGGTTGCCCTCGACGACGACGGAGCGGCCGTCCACGATCTGCGCGCACATCAGCGGGAGCCACCAGCCGGGGCCGTGAGCACGCCGTTGGGCAGCGGTGGCGGAGGGCGGGTGGCGTTGCCCGTCGAAGGTGACCCGGCAGGTGGTGGCGTGGTGGGCTGGCTTCGCCCAGGGGCACAGTTCGCAGGCCAGAGGGTACGGCGGAGGGCTGACATTGGTGGCGACGATGTGGAGGGGCGGCACTCAGATGCTCCCGGTGTGGGCGTCGAAGCGGGGAAGGGGCCAGGTGGTGGCGTCGAAGGGCGCCCAGACGTGGAGGGCGTGGGGATGGAGGTTGACGTGCTCCGACTCTCGGGGCCAGACGGAGAGGGCGGGGCGGTGGGTCCCGCAGAACAGTCGCTTGACCATCGCCATCTCGTCGTAGGTGGGGAGCCGGGGAGCCCGGCGGGGACCGGCGACAGCGGAGGCGTGGAGCCAGACGAGGCCGTCGTCCTCGGTGGCGGCGCTCCAGATGACGATGAGGGGTTGGCCCCGGATGCGGCCGCCCCAGGCCTGACCGTCGGCGCCGGGGGCGAGGAGCGTCCAGGTGCGGTCGAGGGAGGTGGAGAGCCAGAGGGCGTGCTGGTGCGCTTGGACCGGGGCGGAGCGGGAGGCTTGGAGTGCGCGCACCCGGGCGAGGAGGTCGGGGTCAGGCATCGGGGCCGACCATGCCCTCGCAGGTCGTCTCGGGCAGCGGCGTGGCGCCGAGGGCGAGGAGGAGCGGGTCGTCGGTGCCGACCGGGATGCCCAGGCGGTCCATGTTCGCCCGAGCCCGTTGCCCTACGTCGGTCTTGGGGGTGCGGGCCTGACAGGCCGGGCAGGTGACCTCGACGGCCCAGGAGGTGACCGTCCCGGCCCGGCGGTGAGCGTCGAGCGCCTTGCGGTCCAGGGCGAGGCCGCAGCCCGTCCGGCCGCCCTGCGAGGCGGTGGAGGCCACGAGGAGGTGGACGATCATCGGTCGACCAGCCGGGAGGTGATGAGGTAGGCGAGGAGCCAGATGGCGACGATCCAGAGCACTCCGCCGACCAGCACGTCCCACCTCACGACGGCCCCCAGAGTTCCAGCGTGGTCATCTCCAGCCGGTAGGTGAACTCCCAGCCGTAGTCGCCCCAGGGCTCCACTCCGCAGAGCACGGTGCGCGCATCGGTGGCCAGGGTGCCCTCGGAGGGCAGGTCCGGGTCGGAGACGACGTTGACGAGGAAGCCGATGAGGGCCTCCCGCAGCCAGTCGTCGGCGTGGGCCTCGGCCTGCTGGGCGGCGGCCTCCAGGTGGGGGCGCTCGTCCTCGCCGTCGATGACGACGCTCCAGTGGAACAGGTCGTCGGTCATCGGCCCGCACCGAGCCGGAAGGCGTCGACCTCCACGGCCGAGTCGAACGGGCGCACCTCGCCGCCGGTGCAGCGGTGCAGTGGCCAGCCGAGGCCCTGAGCCGGGTCGGGGCAGGCCCGGGTGACGACGGTCTGCGGGCAGGCGGAGCACGCCAGTTGCAGCGGCTTGGAGCCCGGGTTGGGCAGGCCCCGGCTCATGCGCGCACCAGGGCCATGCGGAGGCGGTCGGGGCCACGCTCCGGGGAGACGTGGACGAGGGCGGCGACGAAGGCGGGCGTGTCCCCCGGGAGGAGCCCGGCGTCGACCAGGCCGTCGAGGGCGGCCTTGACGGCCGAGGCCTCGTTGCCCGGGTCGAGCGGGCGGGAGGCGTACCGGGGCCAGGCCAGCACGACGGCCCGCTCCAGCCGCCGAGCCCGGCCCTCGCGCAGGGCGGCCAGGCCGAGGGTGCCGAAGTCGGCCCGCCACTCCGAGCGGAGAGCGTGGAGGCGGAGCGGGTGGAGGCGCTCGTTGAGGCTCCAGCACCGGGCGTCGTAGGTGATCCAGCCGTCCCCGGCGGCGGCCAGCAGGGAGTCGAGGGGCGACTCCACGTCGTAGGTCGTGGTCATCACCCGGGAGACTAGCCGCCCGGCGGCGGCGGCGCCAGGCACTACCGGGTGACCGTGGTGAGGTTGTGCTTGAGGATGAGCGGGGCGTCGGCCGGTCCCCGGACGTGCGGGGCGATCTTCATGCGGCGCCAGCACCAGTCGCCGTTGGCGTCCTTGTAGCGGACCCTCTTGTAGTACTCCCGCACGATGATGCGGTGGTCGAGCGTCCACCCGGCGTCGGAGGGGCGAGGCTCGGAGCCGTGCGGGTAGTCGACCCGGCGGAGGCGCAGCACCTTGATGCCGCCGTCCTCCTCCAGCGACCGGCCGAACCGGGCGAGGCGGCGGCGGGTGGGCCGGTCAAACTCCGGGCGCTCGCCGACGACGATGTGCTCGTTGAGGAGGCTCCAGAAGGCCTGGAGGAACAGGCGCAGTTGCGCGACGACCGGCCGGACGGCGCCGGAGGGCTCGGCCCGCTCGCCGTTGACGAACAGGTCCTCCGCCCCCTCGTGCCAGTGGGTGCCGTCGGCCCAGCCCTGCACGTCGTACATCGCCAGGTCGCCGAGGCCCCGGAGCAGGTCGAGGCCGCCCTTCATCTCCTCCCGGGCGTGCCGGTCGGCCGGGTCGGCCGGGGGAGAGTCGAGGAGGAAGGGCTCGGCGTCGGCGATGGAGAGGTAGCAGAGGAGCACGACGCCGGGCACCAGGATCGCATCCGGGTCGTTGGGGTCAGGCTCGATGTCGCCGCCGGGGACGACCTCGTTGCCGGAGAGGTCGAGCCGGGTGATGCTGACCCGGGTGACCTGCCAGGCGCAGGCCGCCATGCGGAGCCCGCCCTCCGGGTAGCCGGAGATGACGACCGGCTTGCCGAAGAATGCGATGCCGCACGAGGGCAGCCCGTACTCCACGACGTCGAGCGGCCGGGGCGGGCGGTCGTCGTTGAGGGCCAGGTCCACGAGGTCGGGCGAGACGTAGTGGGTGACGGCCCGGTTGAGGATGATGGACTCCTGGCGGAGCATCGACTCGGCCCCGCCGTGGAGGCGGCGGCTGATGGACTTGAGGAGCGTCTCGGTGGCCCGGACGGCGAGGGGCGAGGCCGTCTCGACGGCGGAGAGCCTCCTCAGGTGCGCCTCCAGGGCAGCACCCGGGGAGCCGTAGGGGTAGCGGCCCGACGTCACTCCGCCTCCCCCAGAGCGCAGTCCTCGCAGAGGAAGGTCCCGTCGGGGAGGGCGAAGGTGGTGGCCCAGCCGCCGTGGCAGCGGCCGTCGTCGTCCTCGCCGAGCGAGGCGCCGATGGGGTTGCCGCAGGCGCAGGTGGCCTCGTCGAAGGGGAGGCCCTCGGGCAGGTCGATGACCTGGTGGGCGTAGCCCTCGTCCTCGACCCAGGAGGTGAAGTCGGCGGCGGTCACCTCGACCGGCGCCATCTCGGCCCGCTCCATGCGGCCGAACAGGGCGTCGTCGCCGTTCATCGGGCGGCCCGCCTGCGGGCCAGTTCGGCCCGGACGGTCACCCGGGCGGCGGCGTGCTGCGCGCACACCTCGTCGCCGGGGAGGGCGGGGCGGGTGCAGCGGTGCCAGCCGACGATGCGGTTGGACTCCGTGCCCTTGGCCATGATGGACGGGCGACGGGTCTGCACCATCTCGACGCAGGCGCTCATCGGAGCCCCGCACAAGGGAAGCAGCGGACCTGGCCGTCGTAGTTGGCGAGGGTGTAGGCCCGGTACTCGGGCGAGTCCCAGGCGGCGTCACAGTCGTCGGAGGCGACACCGGAGGCGCCCCAGGCCTCGAAGGTGACGTCGTCGACCGAGGTGGCCGAGACGGTCCAGGGGTAGCCGTCGTCTGACTGGTAGCGGTTGCGCTTGCGGAGGTCGGAGCACCCGGCGAGGTGCGCGTGGAGGTCGCCGCCGTGGGTGCGGGCGATGACGATGGTCTTGGCTTCGGGGGTCGTGGTCATAGGGAGTAGACTAGCCGCCGGGCGGCGGGGAAGCAACCTGTTCGACGAAGAATCCGAAGATGGGCCGGACGGCCCAGGCAGCGGCGAGGCGAGCGTCTCCGCCCAGCCCTCGTGCGCCCAGGCCTCCTCGGCCTTGGGGTCCGGGTGCGGCTTCATGCGCGCACCGGGGCGGGCAGCCCCATCCCGGCGTAGAGCCGGTCGACCAGGACGGTCGGGGCCTCCTGCGTGCGGGCAGGCTTGGTGAGCGAGGGCGAGGCCAGGAGGGCGTCGTACTGCTCGACCGAGAGCCGGTCGTGGTGGGCGACCCGGGAGCCGTGGCGGACGATCACCTTGAAGGCGTCGGCGCCGGGGCGGGCACGGTCGGGGCCGTGCCAGGTGACGGTGGGGGTGGCGAAGGCGTCCATCGCTCAGCCCTCCAGCCCGGGGCAGCGGGCGGCCAGGCGCCGGGAGGCGGCGGCCTGCCGGTCGATCTGGGCCTGCGTGAGGGTGATGGTGACGGCGCCGTCCACGACGGGGCGGGCGAAGTAGTTGGGGCTGCGGCGAGCCCGGCGGTAGGCGCCCTCGGCGGAGCGGTGGAACGAGACGATGGTCGTCCCGAACTCGCCGACGTAGACGACGGCGAAGGGCGAGGCCGCCCGGGTGGGGAGGGTGACGGTGCTCATGCCGCCACCTCGTAGCCGGGGCGGGTGTCGCCGGGCAGCGTGCCGTAGGCGGTCACGTCGGCGCCGGTGGCGACCTCGATGACCTTGGCGTCGTTGAGGTCGCCCGCCACGAACATGCGGAGGTAGTGGGGGTTGGTGTTGCCGTGGAGGACGGCGCCGTTGGCGGCGACGAGGAGGAAGGTTGCGGGGGTGGTCATGAGGATCAGACTAGCCGCCGGGCGGCGGGGAAGCAACCTGATCGGGAAGATTCCTGAGGAACAGGCCGAACGGCCCACCTCCCTTGCTGGCGTGGTTCGCAGGTCCTCAGCCCGAGCCCGTCCCGGTGCGCGCAGCGAGGCCCCGCCCTCCCTGACCGTTCAGTGGGAGAGCGGGGCCTCAGGCGCCTCTGGTGAAGCGAGGCGAGCCTACCGGACGTTCGTCCAGTCGTTGCCGGGCACCGGCGGGAGGGCCGTGGCCCGGGCCTCGTCGGCGGCCAGGTAGACCCAGGCCGAGCGGTGGCCGTCGAAGGTGGCGACCCGGACAGTCTGCCGGACGTAGTGGTGGGGCGTGCCCTCCAGCCAGTCGAAGCGTTGCAGCAGGGCTGCGCGCTCGGCCTCGGGGAAGATGAGGAGCGTGCCGAAGGTGACGTCCTCGGTGGCCTCGACGGCGTAGGGGAAGGCCCGGCCGAGGCCGTGGAGGCGGATGCCGGTGGCGACGGCGAGGTGCGCGGTCGTCCCGGTGCCCTGCCAGAGGCGGTCGTTGCCGCAGCCCGGGCGGAGCGTGCCGTAGACGAACACGGCGTCGTCGGCCGGGGGAGCGGGGGCGAAGGCCAGCGCCAGGCAGACGGCGCAGACGGAGCCCTCCGCCTGGGTGAGCGAGCCGCAGGTGGCGCACTCGCCCCAGCCCTCCTCCTCCAGCGAGGTGAGGGCGGGGCCGAAGGGGTCGAGGTCGCTCATGCGTCCTCCTCCTCGTCCACCTCGGGCGTGCAATCGCAGCCGTGGCCGGTGAGGCCGAAGGTGTCGAATACGTCGCCCAGGCACTCGGGGCAGATGCGGTCGTAGATGTCCATGATTAGCGGGCCTCTTTCCAGGCGAAGGCGACGTGGGATTCACGGCGGGCGTTGGCGAGGAGCGCATCGGCCTGGGCCTCGGAGAGGTTGCGGGCCAGCACGTCCACGGCGCCTTCCATGTCCTCGGTGAGGACCCGGTACGTCGGGGTTGTGGTCATGTGAGGTAGACTAGCCGCCGGGCGGCGGCCAGACAACCTCTCCGGCGAGATTCCTGAGGAATGGGCCGAACGACCCAGCGGCTCCACGTCGTACCCGGGCCAGCGGACGGCGCCACGACGGTCGAGGCCGTGGAAGGCGCAGTACGGCCGCCAGGCCCGGTGGAAGCGGACCCGGAGCACGGCGGCCCGGCCGCACCGGGAGACGTCGCACGAGGGATGCCGCAGAGGCCCCTCAGATGCCGTCTCAGCCATGATCGTCGTTCTCGTGGGCGAGGAGGTCCCCCGTTGCGGCGCAGGGCGTGTAGCGGTGCTCCCCGGTGGCCACGACGGTCACGTAGCCGTGGGCGGCCCCGGGGTAGGGGCACGGCCCGGAGCGCCGGGAGCACCAGGCGGAGCCCCGGCCGTCCTGCACCGTCGCCCCGCACGGCGGGAGCCCGGCGTGCGCGTAGGCGAGGGCAGGGTTGGCCCGGAGGGCGGCGGCCGCAGCAGCGTGGGCCTGGGCGACGGCGGCGAGCGTCTGGGCAGCGTTGGCCGTCACCCGGCCGTCGGCGGAGAGCCGGGCGGCGACCCGGGAGGCCAGGGCGGCGTGCTCCTCGGCGGTGAGGCCCCGGGAGGCGGGAGCGGTGTCGTGGTCGGTGTCCATCAGGTTCCTTCGTGTTGGGGAGTGCGGCAGGTCTTGTGGCGGTCCCAGTCGGCGGGCTGCACCAGCATCGCCCGGCCGCAGACGACGCACCGGCGCCGGAGCCCGGCTGCGCGCACGGCGGCGGCCCGGGCCTCGGCGGCGGCGATGATGCGGGGCAGTTGCTCGTCGTACACCGTCCGAGGACGGCGCTCGGGCTCGCTCATCGGCGCACGACCCGGAAGGCCCCGGCCGCCCCGCAGGCGTCGAGGAAGTCGTCGTCGTCCATCGCCGGGTCGACGACGGTGCTGGTGAGCACCTCGACCCGGTGGGCCAGGAGGCGCTTCATCTCGGGCACCGGCTTCCAGTCGGCGAGCCACTGGACGGTGCCCAGCCGGGCGAGGAGGTCGGTGGCGGAGGTGCCGCTGACCTGGATGGCGTTGTCGAACTCGATGAGCACGCTCCAGCGGGAGCGGAGCGGTACCGGGTACTTCTGGGGCTTCATGGCGTGTCTTTCGTGAGCGAGCGGAGCAGGCGGTGGGCGGCGTGGACGACGTCGAGGGCGGCCTGCGCCTCCACGTCGCTGCGCTCCCCCCAGGGTTCGGCCCGGAGGGAGCGGGTGGTGGCGGCCAGGCGGCCCAGGGCGGCCTGCACCTGGGCGGCGGGCGAGAGGCGGGAGGTCACTTGCCCTCGTCCCGGTTGCGCCAGGCCCAGTAGGGCTCCGGCGGCTGGGTGGCGGTCGCCGGGCGGGCGAAGCGGTCGGTGATGCCCCGGCCGTCCGTCCAGTCCCAGGTCGCCGGGTCGGGGGCGACGGAGAGCAGGCGGCCCTGGTTGGCGTGGCGTCCCTTCTTGCCCTTCTTCTTGGCGGGGGCGGCGCCCTGGTCGAGCCGAGGCCCGGTCGTGGCGGTGCGGGTGATGGCGATGCGGCGGACGACGGTGATGTCGCCCCGCACGACCCGGAGGTAGGTGCCCTCGTCCACCGAGCGCACCCGGCCCACCAGGCGAACCTGGGCCAGCCCGGCGGCGTCGTTGATGGCCTTGGCCGTGGAGGCGAAGATGAACGCTCCGCCCTTGGTGTGGGCGTAGTGGAGGGGCGAGTCGGTGACCCGGGCGAGGTGCAGCGTGTCGGGCGAGTCGGCGTCGAGCCAGGCGACAGCGGCCCGTCCGCGCAACTCGGCGAGGGCGAGCCAGGGGTCCATGCCCGAGTACGACAGCAGGGCGGCGATGACCTCGGAGTCGACCTCCGCCATGCGCTCCACGCCGAGGGTGCGGAACAGGGCGTCGTCGTTGGTGACGACGCCGTTGTGCACCAGGACGATGCCGGGAGCGACGACCGGGTGGTTGTTGGCGGCGACCGAGGGCGAGCCCTGGGTGGCGTACCGGGTGTGAGCGATGAGCGTCCGCACCTCGGGGTCCCGGGTGACGGCGCAGAGGTCGGCGACCAGGGAGGCCCGCCCCTGCTCCTTCCAGAAGTAGGGCCAGGCGGAGGCCTCGTCGATCCAGCCGTAGCCGGTGGCGTGGGGGCCTCGGGCCTCGATGGCGAGGGCGAGGGCCAGGGATAGATCCCCGGCGGGGAAGGTGGAGCCGGAGCCCCTGCGTGAGAAACCTGCGATGCCGCACACTGGCGGAGTCCTTTCGAGACGTCGTGGTGGTAGGGGTAGACTAGCCGCCGCCAGGCGGGAACACAACCTGGCGGCGGAGATTCCTGGGGGGTCAGGCCCCGGTCGGGACGTACCCGACCGAGGCGCCGATGCGGGCCGAGTGGCGACCGGCGGCCGTGCGGGCCGACGACTCCCGGGCGAGCCCGAGTGCCTCGGCGACCTGACGCCAGGTGCGCCCCGCCGAGCGGAGGTGGAAGGCCTCGGCATCCGTCTCCTCCGAGACGTTGGCGACCCGGGTGCGGCGACCCTGCGCTGCGCGGCTCATCGAGGAGCGAGCCGTGATGGCCGGAGCGTCGAAGCCGAAGGCGGCGGCCCGGCGGGTGAGCGAGCGGGCGGCCGAGCCGTGCATGAGCCCGGAGCCGACAGCCTCGTTGAGGAACTCGATCGAGGTCTGCATCCCCGGGAGCGTCCCGTCGATGGCGGCCTCGACGATGGCCTGGCCGAGGGCGACCCAGGCGAGCACCTTGGAGGCGTTCAGCGTCCCCTGGTGCTGGCGGAACTCCACCGTGCCGTAGGAGGCGTAGGCGAGGAGGTTGAGTGCCCGGTAGCGGTCCACTCCGCAGGTGCCACGCTGGGCAGCGGCGTAGCCGTTGGAGAGGGCGTTGGTCGCCGTGCGGACCTCGGCCCCGGAGAGCCGTGAGGCCCAGCGGCCGTTGCGGCGGCTCGGGGAGACGAAGCGGTCCATGAGGCTGACCTGGCGGGCGGCGAAGCCCTCGACCAGCCGCACCATGCCGTCGACCGTGATGTCGTTGGCGTCGTGGTGGACGTGCATGCCGCAGGCCCGGTCGACGGTCGCCCCGGCGTCCCGAAGGGCGGTCAGGACGGCGGTGACCTGGCGGGCACCCTCGTCGCCCGACAGCACCGGGGAGACGACCTCCTTGCCGGTGGTGTGGCTCAGCGAGCCGTCGGGGACGATCTTCCAGGTGCCCCGGTTGTGGCCCCGGGCAGCGGTGGTGTGCTGCGACCAGCCCTGAACTTCAAACTGGAGGCCGGTGGCAGCCGAGAGGGTACGGGCGAGGGTGTCGAACGACAGCCGGGAGTGGCACTCGATCTCGACGCCGAAGGCCCGAGCGGAGGTGAGTTGAACGGTCATGTAGGTAGATTAGCCGCCGCCCGGCGGGAACACAACCTCTGCGCGAAGATTCTACGCGAGATGAGCCGAACGGCCTATGTCCCGGGGAGAGCGGAAGGTCCCGAGCGAGCCGTCGGCGAGGCGTCCGTCCAGGTCAGACAGCATATCGGGCCAGCGGAGGCCGAGGGTGTGCTGCCGCCCGGAGAGCCGGTAGAAGTTCTGCTTGAGAGGCCCCAGCCCCGGGTCCCCGGGGGAATCTTCCAGCCGCAGCGTGGCGGGCAGCACGGCGGCCCGGGCGGCCCAGAGAGGGGAGAAGTCGACCGTCGGATGGGCGGCCTCGGCGGCGACCAGGCGGTCGTGCATCATGTCGGCGTAGACGTTGGGGTAGCGCCGGTCGGGGCGGTGCCATCCCTTGTACGTGCAGAGGGCCGACTCCAGCGTGAGCCGGGAGACGTCGGCGGCCCAGGGCTGCCCCGCTGCGCGCAGGTGCATGTCGGCCAGCAGGCCCTCCCCCAGGTCCGCCAGACGCTCCAGGTCCGCCGCCTGGTAGCCACGGTAGCCGAGGTTGGAGGCGTGCCAGTCCAGGTCGTCGGAGCCCTCGACGATGGCCAGGCCGTTGCGGTGCGAGCGGGAGCCGTCACGGTCGGTGAGCATGAGCGAGTCGGCGTCGAGGGCGATGCCGCAGAGCCGGACGTACTCCAGGTACGACCAGGCCGAGAGGCGGCCGAAGGTGGCGACGGAGCGGGCCGAGGCCCAGCACGAGGCCCAGCCCTCCCCAGCCCGAGCCCGCCAGAAGGCCTCCTGGCTTCCGCCGCCGATGAGGCCGAGGTACGACAGCACGGCGGCGGGGAGCGCCTTGCGGTGGTACCGGCGGTCGGTGTCGAAGGCCAGGGAGCCGTACAGGGAGCGCCAGGCGTCGACCAGGCGGTCGGCGTGGCGGGGCAGCGGGGCAGCGTGCCAGAGCACGAGGGAGGTGGCGGGGTGCTGGGTGTTGCCGTTGATGAAGGCGTACCAGAGGGCCTCCTCCGGCGACCAGGAGAGGAGCCGGGTGAGGGTGGGCCAGGCCAGGTAGACGCAGCCCGGGTGGGTGCCGTAGGTGAGGGTGAACTCCCAGGAGCGGAGGAACGTCTCCCGGCGGTAGGCCGTTGCGCGCAGGTCGACGCCGGAGAGGTCCACTACGGGAGGAGCGGCACGAGGGCCTCGGCGACGTCGTCGGGCGAGCCGGTGGCGTCGACCCGGACGGCGATGTCGGCGTAGCGCGCAGCCAGGTTCAGGGTCTTGGTGACCCTCCCCTTCCACCAGGATTCGCTCTGCGGCGGGCGGCCCAGGGCTTCGGCCCGGCGCACCATGCGGTCCCAGGAGAGGGCGGGCGGGAGGTCGAGCACGGCGAGGCGGCCCGTCGGGAAGGCGTGCCAGAGGGCGTCGAGGGTGACCGGGTTGGCGAGGCGGTCGCCCTCAGCCGCCACGGCCGCCGGAGAGGCCCCCAGGAGCCACTCTCTGACACGAGGGGCGACGTTCATGGCGAGAGCGTCGGTGCCGGAGAAGGGGCCACCAGGGCGGCCCAGGACCCAGGTGGGCCGGGTGCCGTCGAGGGAGTTGTGCAGCGTCATGGCGAAGGGCTGATCGGCGGAGGTCTGGGGCAGGAGCCCGGCGAGGCCGAGAGCCGTCACGAGGCCGAGAGACTTGCCGGAGCCGGGAGGGCCGATGACGTACAGGGCTCCCCTCACGAGAGCACGAGGCGGCGCACGACAGCAGCAGCCGAGTCGAGGCCCCAGCGGGAGCAGAGAGCGTCGATGTGGCCGACGACCTCGCGCAGCCCGGCGGCGTCGTACAGGAGCACCAGGGAGCGTGACTCGCCGCCCTGAGCGACCGAGGAGCCCCAGGGCGAGGCGGCCTCGGCGGCGGCCATCAGGTCGGCCAGGTCGTCCTCCGTGTACCCGGTGCCCGCCAGGCCCAGCGGCGAGGCGGCCAGGGCGGCCAGGGCGTCGCCGAGGAGCAGCGGGTCCTCATGGCCGAGGTCGCCGATGCGGTTGTCGGCCAGCATCACCCGGAGGGCGGTGGCGTCGGAGCAGTAGAGGCGGATGACCGGGGCGGCGGTGACGCCGGTGGCGTGGAGGGCCAGGACCCGGTGCCAGCCCGCCAGCACGACGGAGGAGTCGCCGTGGAGGTAGATCGCCCCGTAGAAGCCGAGGGCCTCGATGGCCTCCGCCAGGGAGAGCACGTCGCCCCGGCGAGGGTTGTCCGGGTGGGGCACGAGGTCTGCGAGCGGGTAGTCGGCGTGGAACGTCTGGCGCTCGATCATGGCTGGACCCGGGCTCGTGCGGCCTCGTAGGCGACTCTCGCGGCTCTCGCAGGCTCCTCCGCCGGGTCTTGCGCGCAGGCGGAGAGCCCGGCCCGGGCGTAGTAGACGACGGTGAAGCGGTACCCGGAGGGCTTGGTGAGCCGGAAGGGCGTGACGCCGTGGAGGAGGAGCCCGCCGTCGAACAGGGTGAGGGCGCCGTCGGGCACGGCGAGGTAGCAGCCGTAGTCGGGCAGGTGGAGCCAGCCGCCCTCCAGGTGCGCCTTCATCGAGAGCATCGCCGACCAGGAGCCCCGGACGTTGGAGGCGTCCCGGTGGTAGGGGTGGGCAGAGTTGTTGTTGATGACGCCGGAGGTCCAGAGGGTGTCGGCCATGCGCCAGGCCGCAGGGACCCGGGCCTCCACGGCGGCGGCCCAGGCGGCGAACTCGTCGGGGAGGACGTCGGCGGCGAGGGCGGCGGAGAGCACGGCGACATGGGAGAGGTGGGAGACGAGGTCGGGCCGGTCGGTGTCGAGGGCGGCCCGGCAGCAGCCGTACCGGCGGCGCAGCGGCACCGGCGGGAGAGCGCCGAACACGCTGTTGGAGACGGCGATGCCCGAGAGGCGAGACTCCCCCGTCGCCACGGCCCCGTACCGGGGTGCGCGCTCCGCCCAGGCCAGGTGGCGCAGCAGCGAGGCGATGATGGTGGCGGGGCCTCGGGCGGCGACAGCCTGGAGGGCGACGGCGGCCCCGGAGTCGGCGTCCCGCAGGAGCACGTCGCCGTCGAGCACGACAGCACCTGGCCCCGGGGGGTCGGCCTGCGAGCGAGGGGCGACGTTGACCGGGCAGCGGTACAGGGCGACCTCACGCACTGGTGGCCGCCCGGAGGAGGCGCAGCACCGTGTCCGAGCGTGATTCCGCAGGGTGCCCGGCGGCGTCGATGGCGGAGGCGACGGCGTCGTGGTCGGCGGGCGGGTAGGGCAGCACCAGGGATTGCATCGCAGAGGCCGCCCAGGCTTCCTCTCGCTCCCCCGGCGTCAGCCCCGGGGCGACAGCACCATGCGAGTCCCCCTCGGCCAGGAGGCGCAGCAGGAGGTCCGCAGCGTCGGCCGAGTAGCCGGTGCCGAGGAGCCCGGCGGGCACGCCGAGGAGCGAGCCGAGGAGCCGGGCCAGCCCGGAGTCGTCGTACCCGGCGAGGGCCGGGAAGCGGTTGTCGCCGACGAGGATGCGGAGGGCCAGGTCGTCGTCCACGTCGACCCAGAGCACCGGGATCGTGGTGGCGCCCTGCTCGGCGTCCTTGCGGAGGCGGTGGTTGCCCGCCAGGACGTGGCGGGTGGACACCTGCGCCACGACGGCCCCGTAGAAGCCGTTGACCCGGATCGACTCGCCGAGGGCCTCCATGTCGCCGACCCGGGGGTTGGCGGGGTGCTCGGAGAGGGAGTCGATGGGGCAGGCAGGCTCGTAGGTCTGAGCCAGGACAGCCATCGGGCTACAGGCCCGTCTCCCGCACGGCCCGGAGCGCCTTCTGCACGAGGTCGGGGCCGATGGGCTCCCCGGCGGCGGAGAGCCACTCGGCGAGGTCGGTCTGGCTGATGCCCCGCTCGTGGTAGAGGTCCCAGAGCAGGCGGCGCCGGGCCTCCGTACCTTCGGCGACCATGCGCGCACCTTCGTTGATGCGGTGCTGCGTCTGGGTCAGGTCGACGAGGAGGGAGCGGGCCTCGGGCGTGAGCGGCTGACCACGAGGGTTGCGCCGCCGGGTGGGCGTGGAGAGGGTTGCGGTAGGCATGGGCTCAGCATAGCCGCTGAGCGGCGGATCGCCACCTGGCATGGCTGCCTCAGTGTGACCAGGGGGCGAAGTCGGAGGGGACCCAGGTGTGCAGGGCGTCGCCCTCGGGCAGCATGCCGACGAGGAACAGGTTGCCCATGTCGGAGAGGGCCACCTCCTGCATCCGGGTCTTGAGGTCGTTCTTGTACCAGTTGTAGATCGACTCGTTGTCGACCCAGGAGACGGTGTGGCCGAAGCCCCGGGAGTCGACCAGCCCCATGAACTTCGCGTTGAACTGCTTGGAGTGGAACAGGGTGAGCATCAAGTCTCCAGTCGGGGAGGGGCCGGGCGGCACGCCGACCATGCGCGCAGCGACGTCGGAGCGGAAGCCGTCCATCGCCCAGGGGGAGTTGGCGTTGGCGGGCTGCCACTTGGCGGGGCCACGAGGGTCGATCTTGCGGGGTGGCGACCACTCTGCGTGGCTTCGGAGGTCGGAGGGCATCACCAGGCCGTAGGCGTTGGAGAGGAGGGCGCACATCAGCGTGTAGGCGTCCTGCTGGTCCTGCGGCCAGGGCTGGCCGACGCCGTTGTTGGCGGCCTCGATGCCGAAGCAGCGGGAGTTGCCGGAGTCGGCGGGGACGGTCCCCTTGGAGCAGTGCCAGGTGGTGCCGCCGCCCTCCGCCGAGCCGCCGCCCTTCCCTGCGTGGTTGGAGGCTCCCCCGGCGATGATCGTGAAGTGGCCGGAGCGGTCGAGGAGGCCGTTGCTGATCGGGTTGTCCGGGCCGTTGACCATGTAGTTGAGGTCGTTGGCGGGAGAGGTGTCGGAGGCGGTGTGGTGGGCGACGATGCCGAGCAACTGCTCGAAGCCGCCGCTGCTGCGCGAGTTGCGCTCCCAGCCCGGGTAGCCGGAGGCCGACATGCCGCCCGACGTCAGGACGGAGAGCAGGTTGGGGTAGCCGGGGGTCGAGCCGTCTAGCCAGATGGCGCCAATGATTCGGCCCTCCTTCGAGCGTGGCAGGGGAGACAGCGGAGCCGCCCGTCGGGACGGCGGGAGCGGGGCAGGCCGCACTCGGAGCAGGGGTCGTCGTCGGGCAGGAGCCGGGGCCTGCCCCGTCCCTTGGCGGCCATGTCGGCCTGGTTCTCGGTCGTCGTCCCGAGACGAAGGTGGGCCAGGAGGAAGCAGGGCGGGTTGTCGCAGGTGTGCATGACGACGAGGCCGGGCGGGATCGGGCCGAAGGCCATGATCCACACCTGCCGGTGGACCTGGCCGGTGCCCCAGCGGCCCCGGGCTCGCTGCCCGTAGCCCTTGGGGTCCCGGTAGCCCATGTATTCCCGACAGATGGCGCCCATCAGGTGGGCCGCCACTCCCGGGCGAGCCGCACGATCAGCACGGCGAACACGTAGACGACCAGTGCGCGCTCGAACGGGTGGAGGTCGTCGAGGGAGGCGGCCCGGGTCGGGTCGGGGGCGAGGCGGTGGCGCTCTGCGTAGAAGCGGCGGGCGAGGGCCTCAGCGTCGGGCGGGGCGGAGTCGACAGCGTCGTCGTCGGTGAAGTCGCCGAAGTCGTCGTCGACCGGGGGCGTGTCGGTCACGGCCCGACCTTAGCCGCCAGCCGCCCGAATGTTCGCTGCGATGGTCCGCAGGGCGTCGAGGCGGGTGCGGAGCGAGCGGAGAGCCTCCCGGGTGGCGTCCAGGCGGGCGGCGAGGAGCAGGTGCGAGCGGTACTCCCGGTGGCAGCCGAGGAGCACCTCAGCGTCCTTCTCGGCGACGGAAGGGCCGCCCCGGTTGGCCGGTGGGTCGCCCCGGGCGGCGATCGTCATGGCGCCCTGAGCCTGGGCCAACTTGTAGTCGGCTTCGGCGTCGGCGGCGGCCTCGGCCAGCCCGGCGTACCGGGCCGTCTCGGCGGCGAGGGCCGAGTCCACCTGGACGATCTGGTGCTCCACCTCCGCCTGGGAGAGGACGTGCATGGTGTCGGTCACGACAGCGGCTCCAGGTGCATCTGGTTGGGGTGGACGCCGGGGGCGAGGTGGGTGCCCTCGAAGCGGCGCCAGGCCGCCGGGTTCATCAGGAGCACCTCACGGTGGCGACGGGCGTTGCCCTCCTGGGCGTAGCCGTTGGGGGCGTGCCACTCCACGCCGTTCCACCCGGGCAGTTCGTACTCGTCGTCGTACCCGGCGAGCACGACCGAGACGTGCGGCATCTCGGTGTGGTCGACGCACCATGCGCGCAGCCGGGCCGTCATGTCGGCGTCCCACTCCCGGCGGTACAGGCCGCCGGAGCGGGCCGAGCCCGCCGTGACCCGGGCGTAGGGCGGGTCGAGGAACACGCCGACCGAGCCCGGAGGATCGTGCTTGGCCCAGCGGTCGATGACCGAGTCAGGGTTGCGAGCCCCGCCGAACACGCGCAGCCAGCCCTCCTGCCAGTCGTCGGCGAGGAGCACGACGTTGGCGAGGCGGGCGGCGACGGAGAGCACCCGGTCGTCGTGCATGCCCCGGGCGTGGAGTCCTTTGAGAGAGCGGTCGATGTGGGGACGCTGCCGGGCCGGGCGCCGACCAGGGAAGCCCGAGCCCAGCCACGAGGAGACGCCGTACCACCAGAGGCCCGCCAGCGGTGCGTTGAAGTAGTAGGGCGACGTCCGCAGGTGCTCGGTGAGGCCCTCGGCCCGCTCGATCAGCCTCACTTGCGCGGCCCAGACGTCGACCTCGGCGACCGGGAGCGGCACGGCGTCGAGGAGGGCACCCGGGTCGGAGCGGAGCGTGCGGTAGAAGTTGACGATGAGCCCGTCGGTGTCGACGGCGACCTCCACCCGGGGGACGGAGGGCCGGGCGAGGAGCACGGCGAGCGACCCGGCGAAGGGCTCCAGGTACAGGTCGGGGTCGCCCAGGGCTTCCCAGACGAGGGCAGCGGCACGTCCCTTGGAGCCGAAGTAGGGGAACAGGGGCCTCATGCGTCGTCCTCCGGGCATTCGTCGCAGAAGCGGTAGCGCACACCGTCCTCGATAACGACGTAGCCGTCGTCGCTGGAGAGCCACTTGCCGCAGCCGTCGCAGGTCCCTTCGTCGGGGACGATGCCGGTCATGCGTACACCGGGGCGGCTTCGAGGTGGTCAGCCAGGAGCGTCGCCAGGGAGGCGACGGCCCGGAGGAGCAGCACGATCTGAGCCCGGGTCATCAGGAGCCGAGTTCGCCGGGAGCGCCGGACGGGTCGCCGGGGTGGAGGAGCCGGAGGCGGCGGGCGGCGACGTCGTCAGGGACGGCGAACAGGGCGTGGCGTTGCGCGATGATCCGGTCGGCCAGGTCCTCGACGGTGGAGAGGGCGGCGCCGAGGTGCTCGTAGTCCTCGCACTCCTCGATGGCGACGGAGGCGGCGGCCTCCAGGGCATCGAGGAGGGCATCGCCGGTGGGATGCGTGGTCACCAGGCGACCCTAGCCGCCCGGTGGCGGCGGGGGCAAGGCGTCGAGGTAGCGGTGGTAAGCGTCCCGCCAGGTGACGGCGGCGTCCCGCCACTCCGGGGTGGCGTCGTCCCAGGAGGCGTTGGCGATCACCTGCCAGGCCCAATGGACGAGGAGGTCGGCGGTGCGAGGCGCCGGGCGACGAGGCCGCCGTCGCCTCCGGCCCATCAGAGCAGGAGGAGGGCGAAGGCCGTGCAGGCGATGGCGAAGGCGATGAAGGCGGTGATGACCCGGGGCGCCAGCGTCGGGAGGGCCAGGGCCAGCACGCCTGCCACGACAGCGAGGATGGTCGCCAGGAGGAAGAAGATGTCGGCGGCGTCCACTTCGCCGGAGGCGATGTCTGCGAGGAGCATGGCCGGACGCTACCTCTCCCACGACCAGCGGGCGAGGCCGAGGTCGTGAGCAGCCTGCGGGTGCTCGGTGACCCAGCGGTGGTGGGCGGAGCAGAGGGCGATGAGGTTGTCGGGCGAGTCGTCACGGCCCTGGGAGCGGCGGCGGAGGTGATGCACCTCGGCGTGGCCGGAGCACCGGCCGGGGGCGAGGAGGCGAGCCCGACAGCCGCCGTCCCGTTCGAGGACGACCTCGCGCACCTCGGCCCAGCGCACCTTGCGCGCTAGTCGTCCACTGGCGGAGCCGGGCCTGTGGTCAGGTTGTGGAGAGCGTTGTGGACAGCAACAGAGCCGACCTCCGCCCGGTCGGCGGCATGAGCCCGGGCGACAGCCAGGTCGTAGCCCCGGTTGCCGGTGCGGGGCCGAGGCGGGTGCTCAGCGACCCAGGCGACGACCTCTGCCCGGGCGGCGGCCAGCACTCGCCCGACCGGGTACACCGTCTCGGCAGGGCTCGGCGAGCACGGCCGGGGCGTCACCCGATCGCGCAGCCGGGTCCCGCCGCCCCGGAGCAACTCCACGCCGGGGTGGAGCACCGAGAGGTGGGTGCCCCGGGTGTAGGCCGCCCAGCGGTCAGGGTCCCGCCAGAGGTCGTAGAGGGCCGGGGCGCACGAGGGGCACGGCCCGTCAGGAGGCGGGAGCCAGCCGGAGCCGTCGCAGGTGGCCGAGGCCGCAGGCCCGCCAGCCGAGGCCCGCTCCCGGGCGACCTCTTGCGCGAGGCGCAGGACGGCGATGAGGGACGGGTGTCGCGCACCGTCCTCCCCTTCCATGTGGCGGGCGAAGGCGACAGCGAGCACGTCGGCGCCGAACGGGGCGAGGGCGTCCATCCACTCCGACGACATGGCGGCGGCCTGGGTGGCCTCCAGGTCGGTCCAGGGCGTCCACCCGGGGGCGTAGCCCCGGCGCAGCATGGCGATCAGGTTGGCGACGGCCTCGGCGTGGTCAGGCATCGAGCGCCGGAGCCGGGCGAGGGCGGAACAGGGAGGCGGCCGAGGGCGGAGCGGTGCCGTCGAGCACGGCGGCCAGGTCGGGCTCCAGCCCCGGGCGAGACGAGGCGAGGTGCCGGTTGGGGACGCCGACCGGGGCGAGCACCGGGTCCTCCCACCTCCGCTGGTTGAGCCAGGTGGCCGGGTGGGGCCGGTACTGCGGCGGGCGGCCGAGCAACTCCGCCATCGCGCAGAGGAGCCCGCCGATGATGACGGCGGGCTCGGTGGTCTTGGTGGCGGTGCGCCAGGCCCGCAGAGCGGCTGGGCGTCCGACGTGGCGGGGGAAGGCCTGGTAGAAGGCGACGAAGTCGGCGCTCTCCTCCGGGCGGGCAGGGGCCGTGGTCATGGACTCGGGACCCTAGCCGCCCGGAGGCGGGGGCGCTAGATGACCTGACAGTCGGCCAGCACCTCAGCCGTGGAGAGGGCCGGAACCTTCATGCGGCCGAGGTTGATGGCCGCCAGTTCCAGCGTGGCGTGGACGCTGGCGATCAGCGGGTCCGAGGGCGCCTGCGCGACGGCCCCGGCGAGGAGCCGCACGGTGCTGATCGTCTGCGAGTAGCCATCGTCCACGAGGCGGAGCCGGTACTCCTCGTACTCGCTGGCCGTCCCGATGTAGAGGTAGGACGAAAGGTGGCGAGCCTTGCGGCAGGTGATCGTGTGCCCGCCGTTGTGCAGCGCCTTGATGGCGTCAGCCTTCAAGTTGACCCGGCCGCCGTGCCGGAGGATGGCGGCGTCCACGTCCCGCACCAGCACCCGGCCGGTGGTCGCCGTCACGGCGTCCATCATCCCGGCCGCCGTGCGGTCGAGGAACGTCCGAGGGTTCTGCCAGTCGCAGGTGATGTTCATGCGCGTGGTCATGCGTCACCACCATCCGCCAGGAGAGCCGCCAGGTCGCCCTCGGTGAGCCCGGAGGCCAGGTCCACCAGCGTCGTCAGGCGCTCGGCCTTCTCTCGGAGCCGCTGCAAGGGCGTCCCGAAGGCGCCGTCGCCCCAGGCCTCCCGATGAGCCTCCAGGTGGAGGGTGGCGGCGTAGACCTGGGTGTCGATGCGGCGCACGATGGCGTCGGCCTCCATGATGAGCCCGACAGCCTCGCTGTCGCCGACGACCGGCGGAGACGTGAAGGGCTGCTCCGGCAGGCGCCGAGCCGAGGCCCGGAAGGTGGCCTCTCGGGCCGGTCGGTGCTCGGCCACGGCCTCCGCCACAGGATCGGGGGCGACCCGGGCCAGACGCTCAGCCACGTCCCGGGCGTAGTCCGGGTCGGCCGCCGCCCGACGCTCCACGGCGACCGGGTCGCCACGACCTCCAGCGTTGGGCTGGGCGCCCTGCCCGTTCGTCTCCGGCGGGTAGGTGACGGTGGGGAGCACCAGGCGAGCGCCGGGGACCGGCTCGACCATGAGGCCGTCCCTGATCGCCTGCTCGACGGTGCGGCGGTGGAAGGCAACAGCCTCGTGGTCCCGCAGGCCGGTGATGCCGAGGGCGCAGAACTCTCGGATCGTCAACTTCGGCGGGTTCCCGCCGATGTTGCGGCGACCCTGTTGCGGGGCGGTGAAGGCGAACACGATGGCAGCCCTCTCCCAGCCCCTCGCCGTGAGGAGGGCGCCCAGGCCCTCCAGGCGCTCCTTGGCGTCCTCGATGGACGCCGGGATCGTAACGTTGGGCACGGCAACCTCCCTTTCAGGTTGTCTGCCCCGGGGGGCCGTGCCTAGGTCCCTCGGGGCTCCGCCAGACGGCGGGCAGGGCAGGGAGGCTAGCCCGTCCTTTGCGCCTTGGCTAGGCCGAACGGCTCATTCTTCCAACCGGCGGGAATCCCCGCTGGTCAGGGGCGGAGAGGGTCCAGGGCGGCGGTGCAGGCGGCGGCGATGACGGCGTGGTCGAGGTCGTCAGCCCCGCCGTCGGCGTCGAGGGCGGCCTCGCCGTGCCACTCCGCCAGGCGCAGCACGACCGAGCGGGGCAGGTAGACGAGGAGGAGCGGGTCGGCGGTCATGCCGGGTCCTTGTCGAGGGCCAGGAGGAGGTCCCGGTGGTCGAGTGCCCACTCCTCGGCGGCCGGGAGGTACGGCGGCCAGGGCAGGTCGAGGTCGGTGGCGGCCCGCTGCGCGAGGGCGACCCAGAAGTTGTCGAGGTCGGCGAGCGTGAGGCCGGGGGCCATGAAGTCGAGCGTGGGCTCGTTGAGCGGGCGGCCCGAGAGGATCGCCTCGTACACCTCGTCGGCCACGCCGAAGTAGGCGTTGAAGGCCTGCGCCGGGGTCGCCGCAGCGACCCGGGCGGGGATGGAGCGGGGACGGCGGGCCATCAGAAGCCGTACCGATCGAGGTCGGCCTCGGCCGTGGCGAAGGCGTCGTTGATGAGTTCCAGCGGGGTGTGCATCCCGGCGTGGAGGCCGCAGCGCCAATCCAGTTCGCACTCGCAGCCGACGTCGTCGGGGCCGGAGCCGTAGAGGTCGAACAGGAGGTCGTCCCAGGAGATGGCGCCGGTGGTCAGGGCGACCAGGGCGGAGCGGGCCGAGGGGAAGTCGAAGAACTCGACGGAGTTGGTACCGGCGAAGATGCGGAACACCGGGCCGATGGCCGAGGTGCCGGGGCGGAGGATGAAGGTGGTCGTGGTCATGTAGATCAGACTAGCCGCCACCCGGCGGGCAGACAACCTGATCGACGAAGATTCTGCGCGAAGGGGCCGAACGACCTAGAGGGGGTGCTGCTCGTCCTCACGGTCGAGGTTGCGGAGCCCCAGCCCCAGCAGGCCCAGGAGCCCGGCCGCCAGCAGCAGCAGGCCGAAGTTGCGCCCCGTCTCCGGCAGCGTCGAGAACAGGGTCCCCTCGGCCGCCGTCGCTCCGCCCGGCGGGAAGGGGCCGTCCGGCGAGGCGCAGGCCGACGTCTCCGGCGGGTACGAGACGATCGCCGTGGCCGTCAGCGTCTCCCCGGGGACCTGCCGAGGGAGGCTCTGACCGAGGCCGCCGAGCGGGATGGGCAGCGAGGCGGAGACGACGAGGCCGTCCCTGAACTCGGCGTCGGAGGAGTCGAGGACCCAGAAGCCGTCGTCGTTGAGGCGCCAGCCGGGCCAGTCCGTGGCCTCCCCGGTGAGCGGGTCAATCTCCGCCCCGGGGTAGAGGAGGCGCAGCGTCGTGTTGGCCTGGTAGACGACCTCCACCGTCTCCACGAAGTCGCCGTCCAGCGTCGTGAAGGTGATGGTGCCGACCAGGCCGTTGAGTTGCGGCTGGTTGCCGAAGGTGATGTCGATGAAGGGCACGTTGCGCGAGCACGTCGAGGCGACGGAGCCGAGGGAGAGCGTGTCGGCGAAGGGCGCCGTCGTGGTGGCGCCGGGGAGCGTCGTCGCCCCGGGCAGCGTCGTCGGGCCGGTGGGCACCGTCAGCGGGTTGGTGCCGGGAGGAGCCGTGGTGGAGCCGCCGGGCAGGGTGGTGGTCGCCCCGGGGAGCGTGGAGGTGGTGGGGCCGGTGGGGACGGTGAGCGGGTTGGTGCCGACCGGGAGCGTCGTGGTGGGCGGCACGAAGCAGATGCCGGAGGCGGGCACCGGGAAGATATCGCCGTGCGCGAGGTGGGCCGGGAGCGCCGAGACGCCGATCTCGATGATCTGGAAGTTCGGCGGGTTGCCCGGGGGCAGGTGGCAGATGGTGACCTTGCGCTCCACCGAGGTCGGGGAGCCCTCGACCGTGGTGGTGGAGCCCGCCGTGGTGGGGACAGTGAGCGGGTTGGTGCCGGGAGGCTCCGTCGTCGGGCTCGTGGTCGGCTCGGTCGGGGCGGTGGAGGGCTCCGTCGGGGCGGTGGACGGCTCATGCGTCGTCGTCGGGTAGTGGTCCTCGCCGACCGTCTCCACGACGACGTCGGGCTCGGAGCCACCAGCGAGAGCCGCCGACGAGGCCCCCCAGAGCAGCACGCCGGAGAGGGAGAGCAGGGCGGCACCTCGGCGTAGTTGCATCGGTTTCCTTCGGGAGTCAGCGGCCGGAGCCTAGCCGCCCGGCCGGAGCCCCGGCTGGGTCAGACGGCCTACGGAGAGATGCCCCGTCGGTTCGGTCCAGACCAGGGGGAGGGCCAGCGAGACGTGCAGGGCACCGAGTCCCCCTCCCCCTGATCCCCCTCCCCCATGACGGCTGCCACGCTCCGGCATCCACGGCGCAACTGCGGACAGCCGTCGTTTCCCCTACGACGGGTGTGACACCGGCGAGAGCCGGGCCGGAGGCCATATCCGGGTGGCGGCGGCGAGGCCCGCCTGTTACCCTGACCATCGGGTTGTAGGTCCCAGAATGATGGTCAGTCGGTTGGGCCGTCCCTGCGGGGGCGGCCCGTCGACTTTCGCACGGCGGGCTGGCGGGGCGCAACAGGCTCCGAGCCGACGACCCAGAGGCCGGAGCCCCGGGGGTCACGGTGCCACGGCGAGGCCGGGTCGGCGTGCTTGCGGAGCCACCAGAGCACCTTGCCCTCGTAGGTCGGGTGCAGGCGCAGGCCGCCCAGGGAGGCGACCCGGCGGTCGTGGTAGGCGACGAGGCCGAGGCCGTGCAGGTCGTGATGCTCGACCCGGGCGAGCCAGCCCTCCACGTCGGCCCCGGAGAGGGCGCTCAGCGTCCCCAGGCGCCGTGCCAGCCAGTCGAGGCGAGACGGACCCACACCGACCAGGACGACCTTCTCCACGGCCGTCTCGGGGGCGAGGGCGAGGCCGTAGAGGATCGAGGCCGCAGAGTTGCCGGAGCCGAAGGGGACGTAGAGCGTGCGGACGTCGCCCAGGTTCGCCACCTGTTGCGCGCCTAGCCGGTGGAAGTCGCCGATGTCGCCGAGTGCCTCGATGTCGCCGATGTCGCCCCGCTCGGGCAGGCTGATCGCGTAAGGGACCCTCGACCAGCCCGGGCGCTCGTCGAGAGCCCGTCGGCAGGCCGCCTGGAGCGCCGGGTTGTAGCCGACCGAGGTGAAGCCGAAGGTGGCGCCGAACGACTCCGCCAGGGCGACTCCCGGGTTGCGGCGAGCCCGCTCCAGCACCGTCCCGCCGAGGATGATGTGGCAGGGGAGGCCGAAGTGGGCGGCGACAGCAGCGGTCATCGGGACCTGCGGCGAGAGGACCGAGGCCGCCGTCACGATCCCGTCCGCCCCGTTGCGCGCAGCATGGCCGACGAGGTAGAGCAACTGGCGCAACTTCGAGCCGTTGATCGAGCCGACGCCGAGCGGGGCGAACAGGTCGTCACGCTTGACGGGGTGGCCGCCGAGGACGTGGACCGGGGTGACGGCCCGGGCGAGGGCCTCCCAGCCGGTCAGCGTCCCGGCGAGGCGCTCAGCGGACACGGTGCCAGCCGTCGCAGCCGGGGGTGAGCAGGCAGCGGCGGCCCGTCGTCTGCCGGGGCGGGAGGAAGTGGACGGCCCCGCAGGAGGTGCAGGGCGCCGGAGAGCGGCCCAGGAGGCCCGCCACGGCAGCCAGGTCGACCGGGGGCGGCGGGAGTGGCCGGGCGGGGCACGACGGCCCGCAGAGAGCCGCAGAGCCCTCCACCCGGGTCGCCGGGGCGGAGCACCAGGAGCAGAGCACGATCAGGTCCACAACAGCCTCCGAGGGTACGCGCAGAGCGGCCCCGCCCGGGTGATTGTGAGAGCACCGTGGGCGGGGCCGCCGGACTGGCTGCGGTGGAGTGAGGCGGGGAAGGGCGGTCTACCGAACCCTGCCGAGGGAGCGCCACGCTCCCTACTCGTCACGCTGCCAGTCGTAGGGGCGCCGGGAGCGTGGCACGAGGCGCACGGTCCTCCCGGCGGCGATCCGTTGGGGAAGGGCCTCGGTGGCCAGAGCCACCTCGACAGCCTCCTCCAGGGTGATGTTGAGGTCGGGGTCAGCGGGCATGGCGAGCGGCGAGGGCGACGGCGTGCTGGGCCATCGCATCGAGAGCCGCCACCCGGAGCGCCTTGCACGACAGCAGGGCGTCCTGGTCGAGGGGCGTCGGGCGGAGGGCAAGCCGTTCCTCCAGCAGGGTGACCCGGGCCGTCAGGGCGGAGGCCAACTGCTGAGCCTCGACCGGGGAGAGGTCGGTGAAGTCATGCGGCATGGATGGCCGCCAGCCGCATCGCCTCGTGGGCGGAGTCCTCCAGGGCCGAGGCGGCGTCCGGGTCGAGCAACTGGCCCGCCACGAACGTCACGGCCTGCGCCACACCGAAGGCGGAGACGTCGCCGCCGGAGACGAAGGCCGCCATGATGGCGTCCTGCTGGGCGTCGGAGTAGGTGAGCGCCTTGCCGACCGAGGCCAGCGTGTCGGCCGGGGAGGAGAGCCGCACACCGGCCGCCTGCTCCCAATCGACCAGCACCCGGGCCAGGTAGCCGGGGGAGAGGTAGGCGGCGACGGCGTCCCGGGTCTTGGCCTCCACGAGGTCGAGGGCGATGCGCTGGGTGTCGGCCGACCAGACGACCGGCCCCTCGTCCATGCGGCCGCCGACGTGGACGGCCCGCAGGGCGTCGAACGGGCGGGTCATGCCGTTGGAGCAGACTCGCACGACGATGCGCGGGGTGACCGTGAAGGCCCCGCCGCCGACCTCAGAGTTGCCGATGACCAGCCCGGCCCAGACGAGGCCCCGGTCGTCGTCGTTGCCGGTGGCCGGGTCCCGGTAGCGGGAGAGCAGGGCGGGGACCTCCATGCCGATCTGCGGGGCGGTGATGCGGAGGCGGAAGTTGCGCTCCGAGAGGTCGCCGTCCACGATCAGGCCGCCCGGGTCGAGCCCGGTGGAGCGGACGCCGGAGAGGGCGGCCATCATCACGTCGAGCGAGTCGATGACGGCGTAGCGGTTGGAGAGCACGGCCCGCAGGTAGCCGCCGTTCTCGTCGGGCCGCCGGAGTGCGCGCACCATGACGAGGCGGTCGTCGAGGGCGAGCCAGTGGTTGGCGTTCTCCGCCAGGAGCGCCGGGGCCTCCGCCGCCATGCGCCGCCAGTAGGCGAGCGGGATGCGGGTGCGGTCGGCCAGGTGCTCGTGAGCGGCCGGGCCGATCCCGGCGATGAAGCGGCCCAGGCCGACGCCGTCGTCGTCGAGCGTCGGGTAGGGCACCGTCGCCAGCGGGCGATCGGTGGAGCCGTCGAGGGCGAGGTCCCGGGCGGGGACGATGGAGTCGTCCCGCAGGGTGTGGAGGTCGGAGAGGGCCGCCCGGAGGTCGGGGAGGGCAGCGTTCCGCAGGATCGGATGCTCGTAGTCGAGCGGGGTCGTGGTCATAGGAGGCCCACCCTAGCCGCCCGGCGGCGTGTGCGCCACCAGGCCGAACGGCTCAGTAGCCGCCGCCGTCGCCCTCGGTCGGGGCGTCGATCCGCTCGGCGACCCACTCGGCGGCCTCGGCCACCCTCTCGGGCGCCAGCGACGAGGGCGTGCCGAACGTGGCGAGGAAGTCCCGCATCGCCGAGGCCCGAGCCGCCGGAGGGTTGATGCCGTTGAGGGCGTTGATGAGGTTGCCGACGCCGGGAGCCAGGTTGGAGCCGTCCTCCCCTCGGGAGCCCGAGCCCGTTGCGCGCTTGGCGGTGCCCCGCCGGGCCGGGGCCGGGGCGGCGGTGCCGTTGGAGCGGGGCGCAGCGGCCCGGCCGTCGTCGTCCTCCTCGGTGGCGAGGCCCAGGGCGGCGAGCACGGCGTAGCGCCGGGCGTAGGTGATGGCGGAGCCGGTGCCCTGCGGCGTGTCGCCCAGCGGGAGGGCCAGCGGCCCGAAGGCCAGGGAGCCGCCCGAGACGTGGAGCACGAAGGTCGTCACCTCCACCGAGCGGTCGACGGTGCGGACGTCCTGGGTGAGGGCGAGGCCGTGGCGGGCGAGGAGCGGGCGCACCGAGGCCAGCACGTCGGCCAGGTCGGCGTAGCGGTAGGTGTACGACCCTCCCGAGCGAGTCTCGACCACGGCGACCTTGTCCTGCGGGATGGTCACGACGTCGGCGGCGAAGGCCACGAAGGCGGCCTCCACGTTCGGATGGCTCAGAGGGGCCTCAGGTGCCGTCTCCGGGGCGGGAGCGGGCTCGGGCGACGACGAGGGCGCAGCGGCCATCAGAAGGCCTCCACGACGATCTTGGAGGTGCCCGGCTTGCGGGAGCGGTACTGGTCGAGGTCGCCGACGAGGGCGTCCATGCCGGTCCACCGGGGCGAGACGGCGAAGTGGGCCAGCATCTCGCCGAGGGCCTCGTTGGCGATGGAGCGCACGACCGGGTTCACCTCGCCGGTGGAGCGGTCGAGGGCGAGGCGCTGGACGATGGCGGAGCGGGCATCGGAGACGAGGCGCTCCGCCTGGGCCTTCTCCATCTTCCAGCCCGGGGAGCCCGGGTCGTAGGCCAGGCGGCGGCCGTCGGGCAGGAGGATCGGCCAGGCGTCGGCGATGACCGTCAACTCGTTGACCAGCAGCGAGCGGACGTTGGCGAGGGAGCGGAGAGCGTCGTCGATGCCCGCCACGATGAAGGCGAGGTCGGTGGCGGAGAGGTCAAGGGCGGCCGGGTCGTCGAGGGCGGCGACCGTGGCCGAGAGCGTGGCGAGCAAGGCGTCGTGATCCATCACGAGAGCCTAGCCGCCGGAGGGCGGGAGCGCCAGGGCGAGCCAGGGCCGGGGAGACGATGACCACGACGCCTGCGTCTCACCCGGCCCCTATGCCCGGGGAGCAGCCTAGCCGAGAGGTCAGGCGCCTTCCAGGGCAGCCACTCGTGCGCGCAGCGCCTTGAGTTCGGCGACGGCGACGGCGAGGAGGGCGGCCAGGTCGACGGCGACCGGCTCATCGTTCTCGTCGCTGGAGACGGCGACCGGGAGCACGGCGGCGACGTTGGCCGCCCGGAAGCCGAGACGGCGGGCCTCCCGAGGCGGCTGAGTGTCGAGGGTGGCGTCACGGCGAGCGGGCACCGGGTCCCACTCGATGACCTCCAGGGCGTCCACGACGGAGGCCTCCCCCTCGTAGGGGGCGACCTGCTCCTTGAAGCGGTCAGCGGAGCCGACGCTGAACGAGGCCGCTACGCAGGGCACGTAGATCGTGTTGGTGGAGTCGACGAAGGACACCCGGTTGCCGAAGTTGACGAACGTCTGCATCTGCGGGGCGGCCGAGCCACAGTGCAGGGCGATGCTCGCCACGCCGGTCCCGTCGTAGGCGATGTACTGCGCCGAGGTCCAGTCGCCCGCCGCCCCGGCGCCCCGGGAGCGTTGGGCCTGGACGGAGCCGACGACGTTGAGCGAGAGCCGCTGGTTGCCGCCGAGGGCGTTCACGGTGAGGCTCTGGTTGAGGAGGTGGAGCCACTCCGCCTGGAACTGGAGGCCGACCCAGCGGTCGGCCGAGCGGAACCAGAACACCTGGTTGCCGGAGGTGTACGCGATGTTGCCGGGGAGCCCCGCACCGAGGGCGACGTCACGGTCCTGGGCGGTGCCGAAGATGTGGACGAGGCGGTTGCGGACAGCATTGCCCCAGGCCGCCTGCACCTGGGTCACCCGGGGGACGAGGTCGGCGAGCGGCGCAGGGTAGGCCATGCGGCGAGCCTAGATCAGCCAGCGCCGGGGGCGTTGGGTCCCTCGTCCGGCCCCCAGGGCCAGTGGGCGTTGATGGCGGAGGTGAGGGCGGCGTCGGTGATGATGTCGAGGTCGTGGCCCGGAGCGCCACGGCCGCTGTTGACGGCCGTCTCGTAGGCGGCCTCGGTGTCGACGGCGACCGGGTACATGAGCGTGGAGGCGTTGGCCTGCCCGGCGGCGAGCATCTTGCCGAACGAGGAGGTGGCCTTGTCCTCGTCGAACATCAACTCCCGGTGGGCCATCGCCAGCACCCGGGCCTGGAGCGCCGGGTCCTGCGCGGCCCGGGAGATGGAGGAGGCGGTCATGGCCGGAGACTACGCCTCCAGGGCGGCGAGGCGCTCCTCCGCCGCCGCCAGCCCGGACGAGAGGTCGCGCACGGCCTGCCAGAGCACGGCGACGAGGCCGGAGAGGTCGATGCCGGGGCCGAGGTGCGACGGGTCGACCAGTTCGGGGGCGGCTGCCTCGACCTCCTCGGCGACCAGCCCGAAGCGGTAACGAGGCTCGACCAGCGGAGCCTCACGAGGCGTCCCGTCGGGGTGCGGAGCGGTGGAGTCAGCACCGAAGGCCAACTCGTGCTGGAGGTCCCGGTAGAGCACCGGCTCGACCCGATCGAGCACCTGGCGAGCCCGGGCGCCGAGCCGTGCGACCTCGGCCTTGAACCGGCGGCTGCTCTGCACCGTGAAGGCCGAGGCGTAGCACTTGATGTAGCCGCTGTTGTCGCCGTTGAGGACTCCCATGTAGAGCGTGCCGTCACTGTGAATCTGGAGCCCGCTCGTCCAGCCCGTCGTATGGTCGGCGAAACCCATGCCGACGTTGCCAGCCCCGCCGATCCGGTGGATCGACAGCGGCCGTTCCCAATACGTGCCGCTGAGCGGGTACGAGGTGATGCTGGTCTTGGGCCGGGCGCCGACGCCGTAGGCGTTGCCCGGCTGAACGCAGGCCTGGCCGCTGTAGGCGTTCACGTCGACATAGCCGCCGCCGTTGGACGTCACCACGAGGTTGCCGTTGCCGTAGAGGTAGCCGCCGGTGGCGTAGAGGTCGTTGGCCTGGACCCGGCCGGTGACGGTGGCGGTGCCGGGCACGATGAGGTTGCGGCCGACGCCGAAGTCGCCCACCTGGCTGATGTAGCCCTCGGCGGCGGTGCGGTCGGCGCCCCAGAAGAATCGGAGGTAGCCGTCGGTGGCGGAGGCCTGGAGCGTCCAGTCCTGCACGGTGAACTCGGCGACGTCGGCGGCCCCTCGGTAGAACGAGGCGAGCGCCTTGGCGGGCTGGCGGTTGGAGAACAGGCGCAGCGTGTCGTTGAGCAGGTTCCACTCGTAGTGGTACGGGTTGGGGCTGGTGCCGTTGGAGCCGTCGCCTGCGCCGAACCGGAGCGCCGGGTAGGCCACGCCGACAGCGTCGGGGAGCACCAGCGGGTTGAGGTTGACGACCTGCGGCGAGGCGGCGACCCAGGTCTGCGAGGCGTTGTTCCACGTCAGCACCGAGGAGTCCGCCGGGGAGGGGGCGTTGACGTCGGTGAGGGAGTCGAGCGGCACGACCGGCCCGGCAGGCCCGGGCACGCCGGGCGGCACGAAGCCGACGTACACCTCGGCGTCCTCCAGTGGCTCCAGCCCGCCGGGGGAGCCGGTCGCCACGACCGGGATGGTGTAGTTGTTCGAGGCTTGCGCGACGGCGGCCCCGGTGACGTCGAACTGCATGCCGTAGCCGACCTTGAAGGGGTCGGCGACCGGGCGGACGTGGACCTTCCACCCGGCGGTCAGCGTGGCGAGGAAGGTGGCGAACGAGGTGTTGTAGACGTCGGAGCGGTGGAGCCAGAGGTTGGTGGCGGCCGCCGGGGACGAGGTGTTCATGGCGACCTCGCCGTTGCCGACCGGGGCCGTCGTGGTGGCCGTCTGCCACTTCCACACCGACTCCCGGCCGCCGTTGGGCGGGAGCCCGGCAGGCGACCAGGCCGCCATCGCCATGCCGACGTAGACGACCTCGTCGTCGATCGGCTCGGTGCCCTGCGCGCTGAGCGACTCGGTGGCGATGGGGACGGAGATGTACGAGACGTTGTTGATGGCGGCGCCGTTGACGACGAAGGTCCGCCAGCGCAGCGTCGGGTCGGAGGCGGAGCGGACGTAGATGTAGTCGCCCGGCTGGAGGGCCAACTCCGTGATGCTCCAGTCGAAGTTGAGCGTGTCCCGGGCGGCGATGTGCATGAGGGTCGCCGTGCCCGGAGCGTCGTTGTTGAGGCCGACCAGGCCGGGCGAGGCGGAGGAGATGACGGCGGCCCGCCAGCGCCAGGTCGAGGTGTAGGTGAGGGCGGAGGACATGCCCGGAGGCCCCGTCGCCCCAGGCGTGCCCGGGTCGCCCTTCGGCCCGCCGACGTTGATGGGGACCCAGGTGCCACCCTCCCGGGCGTAGAGCACTCCCATCAGACGGCCCCCGGTCCCATGTCCTCGACCCAGAGCCAGGTCGGGGCGGTCGCCGTGGCGACCTGGGTGATGTTGCCGGTGCCCGCTGCGCGCTGCCCGGTGAGCACGGCGGTCTGCGACCCGGAGAGCCCGGAGACGAACGTGGTGCCGGTGAAGGTGAGGGCGTGCGTCGACACGGCGCAGAGGTGGTTGACTCCGCCGACCTGGGTGCCGGTGACGGAGCCGAGGCGCAGCCGGAGGAACACGACGTCGGCGGCGACCGTCGACTGGAGCAGCCCGGTGACGCCGATCTTGTAGCGCCGACCCGGGTCGGCCGTCCAGACGGCGGTGATGCCCGAGAGGGCCACCTCCGTCCCGGCGAAGGCGACCGAGGTGAAGGTGATGCGCTGCGAGGTGACCAGGCCGCCGCCGCCGGAGAAGGGCGCAGGCGAAGCGTCCGGGTCCCACCACAGTTCTGCCTCCGGCACTGAGCCGATCGGGTCGGTGGCGGAGACGACGACCTCGTTCGGCACCGTCGGCGGCGGGAGCGAGGCCGTGTCGACGGAGAGCAGCACCGTCCCGTCGGGGTTGTAGAGCGCCGTGAGGGCGGTGCCCGCCAGCACCTCGGCCGGGCGGAGGTACTGCGGGTGGTCGTCGTCGCCCAGGCCGGTGAGCAGGCCGTGGTCAGTGACTCCGCCGCCGCCGCCCGAGCCCGCTGAGCGTTGGCGGCGCTCCAGCCGGGAGACGTGCGTGCCCAGGCGGAGCAGTTCGGCGGCGAGCGGGTCGAGCGTCACGTCTCCTCCCCGCCGAGAGCAACAGGCCACGAGAGGGCCAGCGAGACGAGGCGGCCCGCACCGGCGACGTTGGTCGAGACGCCGGTGACGAGGAAGGGGGCGTCGAGGCCGACCGAGTCCATCTCGATCAGGCGCACGACGTCGCCTACGCGCACACCGAGAGCGTCGGCTGGTTCGAGGGCGACCTCCACCTGAGCGGAGCGGGCGGGCTCATCGTGGTCGGCTCGCCACGAGGCGGCGTGCTCGGCCAGGGTGGCGTTGACCTTGACGGTGGAGCGGGAGACGACCGAGTCGAGCGCCGGACGACCGGCGAGGAGCCCGGAGGACGTCTGGGGCACGGTGAGGGCCTGGTCGCCGACAGCGTCCACGTCGGAGGCCATCTCCGTCCCGTTGTACGACAGCGAGCGGAGGATGACCGGGCCGGTCGCCACGAGAGGCTGGGAGAGGACCCGGCCCTGGCGGGGGTAGTCGAGGCGCAGGCGGGGCGTCGGAGCGGTGCCGCCGCCGGGCCAGTCGGCCGGGAAGTCGTAGTCGAAGCCGTTGATGACCGAGGCCAGCGAGCCGAGCAACTCGCCCAGGTTGGGGCGCTCCACGCCGAGGTAGTTGCGGTCCCGCAGCACGCCGGTCGGGCCGACCAGGGAGGTGTCGATGCGGAGGTCCCGGTCCGTCCCGGTCTGAGCCTCGGTGACGAGGGCGACAGCGATGTCGGCCTGGTCCACCTGCGCGAAGGGCAGGTCCCGGCGGAGCACCCGGCGGGCCAGGACCGAGTGAATCTCCGCACAGTCGAAGGTGATGGTGCGGCCCTCCGGGTCGACGTCGGCCGACCAGGCCACTCCCCACCAGGCGACCGAGCCGTCGTCCTCGACGATGTAGAGCGTGGAGGCCGCCACGAAGGGCGCAGCCGCCGAGCCAGCGTTGGCCCCGTACCGGGTGAGGGGGACCTTGACCGAGGCGGAGCCAGGCCCGTTGAGGGCTGACGACCAGGAGGCCTCGACCCAGGCCAACTCCTGCTCGATGACGCCGGAGAGCAGGTTGCCAGCCAGCAGCAGCACGGCCGGACCCTACTGCCAGACGGGTGCGTTGGACTTCTCTCGCTGGTCGGTGATGTTGCCCGCCGTGACGGTCAGCGCACCGGCGGCGACAGCGACCGTGGCGAGGGCGGTGGAGTTGGGCGGGGTGGCGGGGACACCGGCCCCCGGCGTGCCGGTGACGTCGGCCAGGAGCCAGGTGTTGGAGGCCCCGCCGAAGGCCGTGTCGAACACGGTGGCGACGATGAGGTCGGTGCGGGCCTGGGCACCGGCGGCGGCCAACTGCACCCGGGTCGAGCCCTGGTTGACGCAGAGGTACATGCCCTGCCCGGCGGTGTCCCCGGCGACGAACACTGAGCCGCCCGAGACGTCCACGGCGAGCCCGGAGGCCGCCGCCGTCACGATCATGTCGTTGTTGCCGACGACTCCCTCGGTGCCCTGGGCCATCGCATTGACGAGGAGCCGCATGTCGTCGGCGTCGTAGCACTCGGCCTCGAACATGGGCGGCTGCACTTCGGTCATGGGGGTCCCTTCATAGCCAGGCGTCCCGCCAGCGGACGGAGACGGAGCCCTCGGCGGCGACGGCGATGTAGCGGAGGTCGTTGCGGCCCGGGAGCAACTTCCAGAACGTCGAGCCCGGAGCGAGGAGGTCGTAGCGGGGATCGCCGTTGAGCACGATCCTGCGCGCATGGGCGTCGACCTCCAGCACGTCCGTCGGGAGGAGGGTGGTGCCCTCGAAGTCGACGATGGCGCCGGTGGAGAGGTTGAGGAGCGCCGGGTCGACAGCGGGGCCGTGGAACACGGCGACGAAGGGCGTGGCGGTGTTGCCGCCGTTGTCGGCCACTCCGGCCCCGGAGAACGAGGAGCCCCGCAGGTCGAGCGAGCACCCGGAGAGGTCGAAGCAGGTGCCCGGGTCGGCCAGGCAGAGCCCGGTGTCGGCCGCCACGGCGGCCAGGGTGAGCGTGGTGCCCCGGACGTCGATGGAGTAGAGGCGGGGGTCGGTGGCGAGGAACTCCAGGGCGACGTCGGCCTGGCCCCGGTAGAGCCGGGAGTTGTCGACCTCCATGCGCCGGGGGCGGCCCATGACGGCAAAGGTCGCCACGCCGGGGATGCCGAGGCGGAGCGGCTGGGAGACGATGGCCGCCTGCCAGGAGCCCGCCAGTGCGCGCAGCCGGTCCCAGGCCGCCGCCGGGGTGGCCTCGGAGACGCAGACGGTGAACACGAGGGAGCGGCCCTCGTGGAAGTCGCCGAGGGCGACGACGCCGTGCTGGGAGGGGAAGCCGACGTCGTTGGTGCGCTGGTCGGGCAGGCCCAGGCCCTCCCACGAGGGCATCCCGTAGGGCGTGCCCCGGCCGAAGGTGATGGCGCCCAGGGCGACCTGCCAGTCGGCCAGCGGGGCCAGGTTGGCGTCCCAACGGAGCAGGTCCACGTAGGCCACCTGGGGCACCTCGGCCCGGGGCGAGGCGGCCACCAGGGGCACCATCGCCTCGGCCTCCGCCGCAGAGGCCGCCAGGGCTCCCCGGTACGTCCGGTCGATGAGGTCGATGGGGGTCAGCCGCCCCGGCGGGAACAGGGCCATCAGGCGGCCGTTCCCATGCGGAAGCGGACCCACCAGTCGAGGTCGTCGACAGCCCGGCGGTCGCCGAAGGTGACCGGCCCGTTGAAGTGGACGCCGAGCCCGGCCCCGGCGGCACCGAAGGGGCGATGCGCCGGAGCCGGAAGGGGCGTGACCAACTCGTCCCGGCCGCCTTCGCCGAGGAGGGCCAGCGTGCCGCCGGGCGTTGCGCGCACCAGGCCGCCGGTGGCCATCATCCGGGGCACCTCGGGCAGGCCGATGGTGAAGCCGCCGATCGTCTTGCCGAAGGGCAGGTCGATGCCGGGCACCTCCAGGTCAATGCCGTTCCAGAAGTCGGCAAAGGCGTTCCAGATGCGCTTGATGACGTCGATGGCGCCCTTGAAGCCGGACTTGATGCCGTCGATGACGTCGCCGATCACGTCCTTGGCGGTGTTGAAGGGAGCCTCCAGCAGGTCGCTGATCGTGCTCCAGGTGTTGGTGAACCAGTCAATGACCTTCTGCGCCACCTCGATGATCTCGTCGACGACGCCGGTGATGACCTCGACGATGGCCTCGAAGGCGGGGCCGAACGTCTCTTGCAGGAACACGACGACCTCGTCGAGGTGGTCGACGACCCACTGCAACTTCTCGCCGAGGAACTCGAACACGGTGACGACCTGCTCGGAGATGAAGGTGGTGACGACGGCGAGGGCCTCCGCCACGATCACGAGAGCCTTCGCCAGGATGTCGAGGATCGGCACCAGGCCGACGAGGAGGAGGTCGATCAACTGGACGATGGGCGGGATGAGCGGCGCCGTGGCGAGCGTGATGGTCAGCATCGAGGTGGCGACGGCGATGAGGGCCTCGACCAGTTGCGGGAGGATCGGCAGCAGGGCGTCGAGGAGGACCGTGATGAGGTGCTCGAACAGGGGGAGCAGCAGGTCGATGATCGGGATGAGGGCGGCGAGGGCCTGATCGACCAGTTCGAGGAAGGCGTCGACCAGGCGAGAGACGATGGGCGCCAGGGCCGTGAACAGGCGCACCAGGATCGGGAGCACGGCCTCGACGATCCGCATGATGATCCCGGCGAACTCGTCGAACACGTCGAGGAGCATCGGCAGCACCCGGGCGAAGATGGGCGTGAGGACCCGGACCAACTCGTCGAACAGGGGGATGATCGACTCCAGGGCGCCGAACAGGAACTCCCCCAGGCGCTCCGCGAAGATGTCGAGGAAGGCGCCGATCATGCCGAAGATGGGCGCCAGGGCCGTGAGGGCGGCGCCCAGCCCCTCGGCGAGGACGTTGGCCAGCACGCCGACGATCTGCACGATGGGGCTGATGAGCGGGGCGAGCGAGAGGAGGGCAGGCCCCATGACGTCGAGGATCGAGGTGACCTGCCGGACGAGGATCTGAATGGAGGGGCCGAGGGCCTCGAAGATGCCGCCCAGGGCGGCGCCGAATGAGTTGCCGAACTGCGTGAGCGTGTCGAGGAGAGCCGGGTCGGAGAGGACGGTCTTGAGCGAGCCGACCAGCGGCCCCAGCCCGGCGGCGAGGGCAATGCCCATCGTGTCCTTGAAGGTGGACAGCACGCCGGTCAGGGTCGTGGAGGAGCGTTCCATCGCCCCGGCCGCCCCGGGAAACTCCTTCATCTTCGCCAGCAAGATCGGCACGGCCTCGGAGGCGGGGATGAGCCCGTCCTCCGACAACTCCCGAGCCTTCGCCTGGCTGATGCCCATGCCGTCGGCGAGGGCCTGCCACACCGGGAAGCCCGGGAGGGCGTTGCTGATCTGGTTCATGTCCTGGGCCGTGACCCGGCCGGTGCCGCCCATCTGACCCAGAGCCCGGGTCACGGCGTCCATCTCGCCCTGCCCGCCGCCCAGCACCGACGTCATGTCGCCGATGGTCTGGACGTAGTCGAGGACGTTGTCCTTGGTGACGCCGAAGGTGCCGCCCTGGGCGACGAGGTTGCGCGTCATGTCGGCCAGCCCGGGCAACTCCAGCGGGGTCTTGGCGGCGAACGAGGTCAGTTCGCCCATCATCTTCTTGGCCTCGTCGGCGGAGCCGAGGAGCCCGGTGAAGCCGACCTCCGTCATCTCCAGAGACTTCGCCGTGTCGAGGCCGAACTTCGTGACCAGCCCGGCGGCCGCACCGAGCCCGAGCCCGGCGACGAGGCCGCCCAGGCCGCCTGCGCCCTTGGAGATGCCGCCGAGGGCGGAGTCGCTCTGGCGGGCAGCCTCCTTGAAGTGGCTGGTGATCTGCTCGCCCGCCTTGTCGGCGGAGGTGACGGCCTGGTTGAAGGCGTCGGCCCCGCCGACCTTCTCGAAGGCCGCATCGCTCTGGCGGGCCGACTCCACGAAGGCGTCCTCGATGCGCTCGCCCGCCTTCTCGGCGTCGGCCACGGTGCCCTTCATGGCGCCAGCCAGGCCGGAGCGCATCTCCCGCTCCCACCCGGAGAAGTCCGGCACGATCCGTACCGATGCGCTCCCCAGGTCGGCCACGACCGAGAGCCTAGGCGCTAGGCGCTAGCGGGTCACCTGGCGGTAGGCGGCCATCGCCAGGGCGGCCTCGGTGGCGGCGTCCTCCTCGCCGGTCCACCACCAGGGCGCAGCAGGCTCCGCTGCGCGCACGGCAGCGGGGGCAGGGCGGGCCACGAGGAGCGACTCCAACTCGTCCCGCTCAGCGGCGTCGGCCGAGCGGACCCGGAGGTACGACAGCACGTTCAGCACCCTCACCAGCGGGAGCCCCTCCAGGTCGAGCCCTCGCCCTAGCGCCCAGCCGTCGAGGAGGCGCCAGCCGTCGACTAGCCAGCCGACGAGGGCGAGGGCGACTCCGTAGGGCGGCCCGTCACCATCTCCACGATCCAGGTGAACATGGCGGTGAGGCCGTTGACGCCGATGGGGTCGTCGTCGGAGCGGAGGGCGGCGGCGAACTCCTCCCGGTCGGCGGGGATGAGGAAGGCGGGCAGCAGGTCGAGGAGGGCTTGCAGGCGTTCCAGGCCCTCCATGTTCTGCACGACCATCACTCGTTCCAGCAGCGGGAGCGGGAGGCGGGCCAGCAACGTGTAGCGGCGGCCGTTGAGGTCGAACTGCGCCCCGGCTTCCGCCGCCGGGGTGAAGTCGGGGATGAGGGCGGAGGTGCCGTTGGGGAGCGTCATCGGCGGCGACCCTAGCCGGAGGGCGGCGGCTCCGGCACTCCCCAGAACGGAGCCGTCGCCCTCAGAACGACCGTAGCCGCCGACCCGGGCAGGGCCAGCGGCTACGGAGAGGCCCCTCAGGTGCCGTCTCAGCGACGAGGGAGGTCAGCCCCGGCCCGTCGCAGGGCGGCGAGGAAGTTGAGCCAGGCCCGGCCGCCAGAGCGGGTGTCCGTCGTGGAGATGCGCTTGCCGGTGGGCGAGGTGAAGCGGGGGTGCGGGTGGCCCATGTCGACGGTCCAGCCTTGAGCCTCAAGTAGGCGGGCGATGCGGCGGAGGTCCTTGCGAGGGTTGTTGGTCGGCATCAGCGGGCGCCGTGCTGCTGCCGGTACGAGGAGGGGCGGCACTCCGGGGAGCAGTACCGGCGGGGACGGCCCGAGGGCGGGGGCGAGGGTAGATCGGCCCCGCACGTCAGGCAGAGGCGGGCTCCGCAACGTTCTTCGGGGCCGGGGAGGGCGACGGTGACGACTACGTCGGGCGTCCAGACGTCCCACTCCCCGGCGATCCGCCGCCGGGTAGGAGCCAGGACTGGCTCCCCCCGGTCGAGGCGGTCGAGCCAGTCGGCCATCAGCCGACCGTGCGGACGGTGGTGGTGGTCCGCTTGCGGACACCGGCGAAGGGCAGCGAGAGGCCGAACGTGCAGCACGCCAGGAAGATGCGCGTGAGCGAGTAGCGACCTTTGACCTCGGTCTTGATGGTGGTCATGGGGGTTCCTTTCGGGGGACGGGTGCCTGATTGCACCTCGCCCGGCTCCACCCGGAGGCGGAGCCGAGCAGGGAGCCGTCAGAGGCCCATCCGCCCGGCGCAGATGGGGCCGATCCCCCGAGCCCGGGAGGCCTCGTCGGTGAGGGTGCGATTGCAATGGCCGCACCGGCCGATCTCCTGGCCGTAGCGGAGCATCGCCCCGGTGACGTCCTCGGCGATCTTGGCCAGGACGGCGGCACCGGCTGCGCCCTTGACCGGGTGGCGCTCGTCGGAGGCCAGCACCGAGACGAAGGTGCGACCGGCCCAGCGGCCCTCGGTCGGGCGGTCGACCTCGTAGAAGCGGAGGATGCCCTCGGCGTTGTCGACGGCGTAGTGACCGGCGGGCACGTCGGCGACCGGGGCGGCCGGGCGAGCCGGGGCAGCCTCGGGGGCGACGGTCGGGCGGGCCTGGCGGCCAGCGTCGCGCATGGCGATGAGGCGGTCGAGGCCCTCCGAGGCGGCCTTGCGGGTGAGCCCGGCGAAGCGGGCGATCATCGTGGCCTGACGTTCTTCCTGGCCCGGGTAGACCTCGGCGAGGAGGGTGCGGCAGAAGTTGACCTGCGCCTCGGAAGGGGTCGAGGGGCGGGGAGCGGCCGAGCCGGTGCCGAAGGTGCGCCCGTCGAGGCGCTCGCCCGGGGTGTGGATGCGGTCCTGGCGGCCGCCGACAGCGATGTTGCGCTGGGCGTTGGCCCGCCAGGCCGAGCGGCCGAGGGTGCCGATGAACTCGTCGCAATGGCAGACGGAGCGGAAGGCGGCGTCGATGCCGGAGCCCTCGCAGACGGGGCACTCGGGGCGGGCGGGGGAGGTGAACTGAGTCGTGGTCATAGGGGGATAGACTAGCCGCCGCCCAGCGGCTACGCAACCTGTTCGGCGAAGTTTCCCCAGATGAGCCGAACGACCTAGTCCCTGAGCAGGGCCTCCAGCGCCGGGAGGGCGGGCGAGGAGAAGTCCTCGGCCAGGAGCAGCCCGGTCGGCCCCAGCGTCACGACGCCGTCGTCGCCCCGGGAGACGGCGCAGGCCAGGCAGACGGGCGGAGCGCCACGCCGGACGAACTGCTGGGTGAGCAGGAGCAGGTCGCCCCGGCCGACGAGGGCGGCGAACGAGGCCAGGAGGATGCGCGCAGAGCGGTCGACGTCGAGGTAGGTGAGGGTGGAGACGAACAGGTCGTGGTACGAGGCCCCGGGCGGATCGAAGCGGAGCACGGCGGCCACCTCGGCCTCGGGGGCGGCGGTGACGACGTGGAGCATGGGGGAGAAGTCGAGCCCGGTGTTGAGCCGGGTCAACACCGTCTCCCGCAGGGCGTCGAAGTAGTCGGTGGGGTGGAGCACGACAGCGTCCATGCGGGGCAGGCTACCCGCCCGGAGGCGTGCCCACACCTGCGATCTACCGCTGGGCCTCGGGCAGGGCGTCCCGCAGGAAGGGCCGGGGCGGCGAGCCCGACGACTGGCGGGCGTAGATCCACTTGGCCGTCGAGCCGCCCTTGTACCGGCGGCGGCCGACGCCAGAGTTGTTCTTGGCGGGCCAGCGGAGGATGGAGGCCCGCACCGGGCGGATCGGCGTGCCACGAGGCCCGTAGATGCCGGTGCCCTCGTGGACGTAGATGGCGTAGGGGAGCCGGGAGCCGACCCGGACCATCGGCAGGCCGTCGGGGCCACGAGAGGGCACGGCCTCGATGGATGCGCGCAGCGTCCCCTCGTCGACCGGGCAGAGCACCCGGGCACGGTTGACGACGTTGCGGCCCCGGCGCAGCAGGTCGGCCATGACCTGCCCGGAGGAGCCCGCCAGGAGGGCCTGCACCTGCCGAGGTTCCAACTCGACCGTGAACGAGGCCTCGGCCACCTACCCGACGACCGGGTCGAGGTCGACGGTGACGGAGCCGAACACGCTGCCGCAGCCGCCCAGCGGCGAGACGAAGGTGACGGCGACCGGGGAGACGCCGAAGTCCACCTGGCACGAGAGGGCCTCCACGAGGGCCTCGGCGTCGGCGTACAGGGCCGAGGTGGCCAGGGCGTGCTCGCCCAGCGAGGGCATGTCGCCGCCGTCGGTGAGGGAGGGCATGCAGCGGAAGATGCCGACGTCGAGCGTGCAGGCCGGGGTGCCGGTCATGCAGCGCACCGGGTCGAAGGCCAGCCCGGCGGCGAAGGTGTCGTCGAGGGGGAAGGCCGAGGAGAGGAACAGGCGGCGCACCGTCGAGTAGGCGTACGCGCAACAGTCGAGGGGCGCCGGGTCGCCCAGGACGACCTCGGCCCTCGTGACCGGGCGGCCAGCACTCGTGACCGTGTCGACGAAGCGGGAGAGCAACTCGTCAGCGGCGGCGTAGGCCATCGAGGGCCAGACGGCCGGGAGGACCTGGACGCTCACGGTGCCACGACCCGGAGCCCGCCGTCGAAGTAGTCGGGGGAGACGACCCGGGAGGGCATGGTGAGGTGGGAGGGGTTGACGGTGACGAGGAACAGGTCGGAGAGGGGCAGGCCGAGGCGGCCGTTGTCGAGGTAGTCCTGCGGGTCGAGGAGCACCATCTGCACACCTTGGCGGGCCAGGTTGACGATGCGCGTCGGCAGGCGGCACCCGGCATCGCCGGAGCAGGCCCGGAGAAGTTCCACGTACAACTCGCTCATCGCCCCCGCCGCCACGGCCGGAGGGGCCACTCCCCGGGTGTAGTCGACGACGATGCCCGGCGGGGAGCAGCCGTCGACCGAGGGCCAGCAGCCGCCCTCAGCGGTGAGGAGCCGATCCCCGGCGAGGACGTACTCGCCCGGGTCGAGCCCGAGCCCGTCGACCGAGACGGAGTGGACGGCGACGGCGGGCGAGCGGAGCAGCAGGGCGCAGCAGCGGTCCCGCAGCGGGGCGCCGGTGACCAGCCCGGGCAGCACCGAGGGGCCGAGAGCGGCGGCCTGCGGCCCCCAGGGCACCGAACAGTCGACAGCCCGGTACACGCCGAAGGCCTCGACGGCCCGGCAGACGCCGAACTGCCGCCCGGAGGCCGCCCAGAGCATCTCCTCGGCGGCGGTGCGCGCCCAGGCCTGGAACTCGGGGAGGGTGTTGTCGGGGAGAGGGCAGGGCGCCATCGGCCAGGGTTCGCACCCGGGGCCGGTCAGCGTGTCGCTCATGGGCTCATCCTCCCAGAGGCTCAGGTGCCCTTCCCGGCGACCCAGGCCGTGCCGTCCCAGAAGAACTGGCTGGCGGCCTGGTCGGTGGCGCCGACGTAGACGTAGGAGTCGAGGCCCCAGGGCGTCGTCGGGGAGACGTTGGCGCCGATGATGGTGTCCAACTCGGCCTTGGAGGCGGGGCGGCGGGAGCCGACCGGGCCGAACGTGCCCGAGTCGCCGTCGACCTCCGTGGCGGTCGTCGCCAGTTGCGCGCCCGGAGCGGTCAACTCCACGCAGCCGTCGGTGACGTCGGGCGGCCCGACCGAGGTCTGGTTGAAGGCCAGGTGGCGACCCTCCAGCACCGGCACGAGGAGGCCCGCCGGGTCATACGGCCCAGTGTCGAACGTCGCCGGGGCACCCTGGGTGTTGGCGGTGATGCTCATGGTGAGCGGCCCGTTCTCGATGGTGAACTCGCCGAGGGCGCCGTTGACGACCCAGGGCCAGAGCCAGTAGATCCAGGCCCCCGCCACTCCGCAGGCCCCTCCGGCGACCTTCGTCCACGTCTCCAGCACGAAGCCGCCCTCCGCCACCTGCTCGCTGATCTGGGCGCCGACCACCATCCCGGCGTCCTCGATGACGTCGGAGCCGAGGAAGAAGTCCAGCAGGGCCGGGTCGACCCGGCACAACTCGACCGTCAGGTTGAGGCGCTTGAGCCGGTCGGCGTCCTTGTCGTTGACGCAGAGGTCGCCCCAGGCGTTCTTCTGGATGAACTCCTCGCCCGTCTCCAACTCGGGAGCGGTGGCGATGCGGATGAAGCCGTCGGAGACGATGGAGGAGCACTCGCCGTAGACGACCTCGCCGCACTCATCGACCTTCGTGAGGCGGATGACCTTGGCCTTGACGGAGGGGAAGCCAGTCATGGGGTGCTCCTCAGGAGAGTTGGGTGATGGCGGGCGTGGTCGCCATGATCGGGTCGCAGGCCCAGGCCACGCCGAAGGTGCGCTCCACGATGACGGTGCGGTCGTTCACGTTGTTGACGTGGACGCCGAGGTCGAAGGCCGGGCCAGCCATCACCTTCATGGCGCCGAAGTGGTACATCTCCGGCTTGGGGAACAGGGTCCGGTTGTCGAGGGCGGAGGAGAGCACGACCGGGCAGCCGCACGGCGCCGTCCACCGGCCCGAGACACGGTCGATGGCCCGGGCGGCGGCCAACTGCGTGCCCGCCGAGACGGCGACCAGGATCACTCCCTGCCCGTCGCCGTTCTCCTGGTGGTAGGCCCCGGAGACGACAGCGAGAGCATCGACCGAGGGGAACAGGCCGAGGTCGGTGGCTTGCGCCTGAGCACCGAAGGCGGCTCCGCGCACCGGGCCGAGGAGCACCTCCAACTCCACTCCCATGCTCTGCTTCGCCGTGAGGGTGCCGGAGGCCGCCGCCCGGGCCTCCTCCTCGGTGATGCCAGCCGGGGAGCAGGAGTAGAAGGCGTACACCGTGAACGGCGCCCAGCCGTCGAAGATGGAGCCGGTCCCGACTGACTTCGGCACCGGGGCGGCGAGGCAGGAGCCCAGGTCGACGTCGATGGAGCCGGGGCAGAGGTCCCGGGTGATGAAGCCGGAGGTCCACGACGGCTCCGCCGAGTCGGTGACGGAGACAACGTCGAGCAGGGTGCCCGGCCGCCCGACGTAGGACGGCGGGGGCACCTCAGGCCCGGAGGCGGGCAGCAGGAGCACCTGCGGGTCCACCGTGGTCATGGCTGCCTCCCCTCAGGTCCCGTCAGGCTCACGCGCAGCAGCCGGTGATGCCGGAGGCGGCGCCGGTGACGGCGTAGATGCGGCTCTCGTAGCCGACCTTGCAGACGGAGAAGAACTGCTCCGACCAGGCGGCCGTGTGGTCGTTCGTCTCGTTGAGGATCGAGTCCCGCACGACGCCGAGGTCGAGCGTGCCGTTGTCGGCCTTGATGTAGGTCCCGGCCGACATGACGATGAAGTTGACGGCGGCGGGCCAGGCCGTGACCGGGGTCCCGGCGACCGAGAGCGGCTGGTAGTCCTGCAAGAACTGCGGGGCAGCGTTGCGGGCGGTGAAGAACGCTCGCACCTGGGCGTCGGAGATGTTGAGCATGTTGTCGACACCGGCCCGGCGAGCCAGGTCGCTGCGGACGATCTCCTCCGTCCAGGCGGGGAGCAGCACCTCCAGCACGGCGCCCTCCGCCATGCGGTACTTGCTCTTGTAGTCGGCGATGGCCAGGTCGACGGCGCCGAGCAACTCCCCGGTGATGCCGGAGGTGCCCTCGGTGACGTTCACGGCCGTACCGGAGGCCGCCACGATGGCGTCGATCATGCGCTTCGAGACGACGTGGGCGTGGGCGTTGAGCACGAGGGCGATGAAGCGCCGGGTCATCTCGGGGAAGGCCCGGTCTTGCAGGTTCCCGGCGGTGACGCAGATGCCGTGGGCGTCGAGCCGACAGTCGCTCCACGTCGGGCAGGGGACCTTGATGCAGGGCTTGGTGGCCGGAGTGGCCGGGTTCTCGTCGTTGGCCTCGGTCCAGAGCCAGGGGTGGGCCATGACGTCGGAGATGTCGGGCGACTCGGGGATGAGCAGGCCGCCCCGGGGTGCGCGCACCGTCGGGAGGTCCAGCAGCCCGGAGGCGGCGTCGATGGCGTACAGGTCGTAGAGCGGCGTCGACGGAGCGCACCAGCCGCCCGAGGCCAGCAGGTTCGCCTGGGCCGGGAGGCCGACGAGGCGCTGGATCACGTCCCAATCGTCCTCCTGCGAGCCGGAGGCGGTGAGCGTCTCGGGGATCGGCAGGTTGAACCGGGCGACCGGCATGTTGGGCGAGGGGTCGTTGAGCATCTGCGCCCGGGCCGTGGCCGCCGCCGCCACCTCGGCGAGGGAGCCGAGGCGGGAGCCGGTGACGATGCCGGGGAGGTCAGCCGCAGCGACGATGGTGACACCGGGGCCGGAAGGGCCTGCGGGCACGGCGGGCGCCGAGCGCCGGACAGCCGCCGCCGAAGGGCGCCGGACGACCGTGGCAGCGGCCAGGACCGGCTCGGGCTCCGGCTCGGTGACGGCCTCGGCCTCGGCCTCAGGGTCGTCGGGGTCGGGCTCGCCGGGCTCAGGATCGGGCTCGACGGGCGTCTCTGCGTCCTCGATCCCCTCGGGATGCACCTGGGCCAGGAGGGCGGTGCGCGCTTCGGCGTCGGCTTCGGCGGCGACAGCCCGCTGCTCCTGCTCGGCCTTGATGGCCTTGACGGCCTCGGCCAGGTTCGTGAGGTCGGCGACCGGGGTATCAGCGTCGTCGTACAGGGAGTCGAACGAGTCGACAGCATCGGCCAGGAGGGAGGCCAGGTCCGCATCGGAGAGCGGCGTGAGGTCCTCCGGCACGACGAGGTCGCCCTCGGCGGTCAGGTTGCCGAGCGTGAGCCAGGCATCGAGGCGGGAGCGGAGCATGGCGGCCCTCCAGTGGGCGAGCGGTGGGGAACGAGAGGCCGCTACGGGCTGGGGGCCGAGCCACTACGGGCCAGGCGGGGTGGAGCGTAACGCGAGACGTCAGGCGGCGTCGATGCGCCCGCCACGACGGCGCACGGCCCGCTGGGCCGGGAGCAGCGTGGGGAACGTCTCGGTGGAGCCGTTGGTGTAGGTGACCTTCCACGGCCCGACCCGGGCCGGGGGAGGAGCGGAAGCCACGAGGCGCTGCGAGGCCCCGGGCGTGTTCTTCTTCATGCAGCCGCAGGCCACGAGGCGCTCCTAGGCGTGGACGAGGGCGGCCAACTCGGCCCGCCGGGTGGAGGGGTCCCGGCCGATGGAGGCGGCGATGGCCTCCCGTTCCGACTCGGGCGTGAACAGGGCGGCCCCGGCGACCAGCGCCGTGAGCCGGTCGCCCTTGTGGCGGGAGTGGACCCGGGGGATGGGGAAGCCGGGCACGTTGACGGCGAGCACGGCGACCAACTCGGAGCCGATGCCGGGGATGCCCCGCCAGTCGCCCGAGACGTCCGCCGCCCGGAGTGCGCGCACCGACTCCGGCGAGGCCGTCGGGCGCATCGACCCGGCGAGCCAGATGCCGAAGGCGTCCTCACCGGCGGCCACGTCGGCTACGGCTGCCCCGGTGTGGTCGTAGTGCGCCTTGGCGGGCGAGGCGGCCAGGGAGATGTGGGCGTGGTCGGTGTCGAGGGTGATCGCCCCGGTGGCGATGCGGGAGCCGTCGGCGCAGAGGACCTCCCCGGAGCGGAAGTAGGCGTAGGACGTGGACGACCGGGGAGCCCGGATGCAGCGATCGCCGAACGAGGTGTGGCACGAGTCCCAGAGGGCCAGGTGGCCGTAGACCCGGCCGTCGTCATCGACGGTGAGGTGCGTGGGGGCGGAGAGCACCGGGGGACTGAACCACTCCGGGGGCGGGGCCAGCAGGTGCGGGAGGCCGGAGGCGACCAGCGTGTCCTCCAGGGCGGCGGGCAGCACGGCGGCTTCCCCCGCCTTGGCGGCCTTCTTTGCCGCCTCCAGGGCTTCCTCCAGCAGGGCCACCAGCGCATCGCCGGACGGCTTCTCCTCCTCCTCCGGCTCCTCAGGGGCCTCCTCGTCCTCCTTCGCCTTGGGCGGGAAGGGCGGGGCGCCGACGAACTCCTCGTAGGACTGGCCCGGAGGGGCGAGCGGCGGCACGAGGTCGACGGTGAAGCGGTCGCCCGACATGCGGACGAGGGTGGCGGGGACGATGGAGCCGCCCAGCAGCAGGCCCACCTCGCCGGAGGCGGTCATCACGACGGTCGGCGAGTCGACCTCCTCCTCGGCGTCCGGGTTGCCGGGGCCAGAGCGGAGATGGGCACCGGCGAAGGCCGGGAAGGCGACCAGCGTCGTGCCCATGATGGCGGCGTCGTGGAAGCGGACCTCCTCGGGCATGGCGAACAGGGCGGCGACGTCCTCCTCGTCCTCCGGCTCCGGCATGACGACCTCCACGTCGGCGTCGGAGTCGATGTCGACTGAGTTGCCCCGCAGGTAGCCCTCGTCGAGCCTGCGCGCAGCCTCCCGGCCCTCCTCGGAGCCGAGGTCGAACGTGCCGTAGCCCCAGACGACCGGGCCTCGCTTGACGAGGCGGTCGAGCACGCCGACCTGCACGGCCCCGGAGTGGCCCTCCCAGGCTTCGATCTGCCACATGAGCGGGAGGGGCGGCTCCCGCCAGCGGAGCGAGCCCGGCATGAACAGGCGACCGTCGCCCGTCGGCTGATCCTCGAAGGCCAGGGGGCCGTGGAACTCGGCGGGCGGGGTGGTGGTGGGGGCGGCGGCCAGCGACTCCAGCGAGGCCTCCTCCTCGGCATACAGGGCGGCCATCTGCGCTTCGGCCTCGTCCTGGGTGGCGTGGCACCCGGCGACCGAGTCGTCGTCGTCCTTGACGACGGCGTACCCGGCGCAGCCCTCCACCGCACCCTCGGCGCTCACGTGCCAGGGCATTACGGCGTCACGCTCCGGCCCATGTTCCAGGCCGTGCCGTTCCAGAACATCTCCCCGCCAGCACCGGCCGTCGAGCCCTGCACGTACTGGCCGATGGTCCAGGCCGTCGCCGGGGTGGCGAGCACTCCGGCGGTGTTCGCAGCGGAGGCGTTGGCCGGGGGCGTCGAGCCGCCCGGCGCCCAGGTGCCCGGCGTCCCCGCCGTCGCCCCGGTGGAGGGGACGACAGCCCCTCCGCACGACTGGAGCACGTTCGCGATGCAGCCTGCTACGCCCATGTGACCTCCCTGGGTTCGGGGGCGAGCCTACGTCACGAGGGCGGCCAGGGGTACAGGGCGGCTGCCGCCGCCTGGAACTCACGCTCCGCCTCGACGGAGGGCTCCAGGTCGAGGTGGTGGACGGAGACGTCCTCGGAGCCGGGGCGGGAGGGCACGGCCGTCGCATCGGCGTGCTTGGCGGTCCAGGCGGAGTGCAGCCGGTAGAGGGCGGCCTGACGACGACGGCCCTCGGCCACCTCGACGGCGGTGGGCTTGGCGGGCTTCGACTTGGGCACCGGGCCAGGATAGGTCAGGCGAGGGGGAGCACGCCGTACCACGTCGAGCCGAGCATGGCGTCTTTGCCGACCCAGCGGTACCCCTTCTTGGCGGGGTGGAGGGCGGCGATCTCGTCCCGGTAGCCGATGCGCGAGATGTCGAACGGCGAGGGGAACGAGGGGTGGGAGGGGTCGAAGTCCCGAGCCCGCTGCCGCAGCACGGCGAGGTCGGCCCGGGCGGCCTCCAGCGTCTCGGGCAGGTACGTGTCGAAGTACTCGTCGAGGCGGCGCTCCACCCGGCCGAACATGGTGATGACCTCCGAGTGGGCGCTGCGGTCCCAGGCGAAGCCCTGCTTCGCCCAGGCGTAGCCGCCGACGTCGATGTTGGCGAGGAGGGTGACCTCGTCGACTCCCCAGGCCCGGTAGAGGTCGAAGGCGGCGTCGTTGATCTTGGTGGCGAGGCCCTGACCCTGCACCTCGGCTTCGAGGCTCCAGAGGTTGTGGTGGACCTCCCAGCGGTTGTCGTTGTTGAGGTACAGGCCCCGGTCGAAGTGGCCGACGAACTCGCCGTCGGCGTCGACGATGCGCGCATGCCACTCGACGTTGTTGGCGCCGTGGTGGGTGAACTGGAGGCCGTCGGTCCGCAGGCCGACCGGGCGCAGGTGGGTGTCGTACATGCGGACGAGGTCGTCCTGCACGGCCCGCATGAGCCCGTCCATCTCGACCTTGGCGGCGTCGGTCAACTCCCAGGGGTTCTTGTGGGAGATGCGCCCGACGTGGAAGCCAGCGGTGTTGAACGAGGCGCCGGGAGGAGGCGCCTTGGGCGGGGGCGGCTTCGGCGGGGGAGCCGGAGCGGAGGTGGTGGGCGTGAACGTGGAGCGGGGCGCCGGAGGCCCCAACGGACGGTCGGCCTTGGGGGCGTGGCGAGGCTGGGCCGGGGGAGGCGGCGTGGCGGTCGGCGCCGGAGCAGCCTGCGCGAGCGGGTAGCCCTGGTTGTCCCGGGGCGTCTCACCCGGGTCGTCCACGTAGAGCACGACGC